CACACATCTAGTACCAGCTTCATTTGGTTCCTTACCCTCTGGACAATCTTCTTTTTGAAGCTTTTTCTTAATACATTTAGTACCTTCTTCATTTAGTTCCTTACCTTCTGGACAAGTTTTAGGTTGTTTTATCTTCACACATCTAGTACCAGCTTCATTTGGTTCCTTACCCTCTGGACAATCTTCTTTTTGAAGTTTTTTCTTAATACATTTAGTACCTTCTTCATTTAGTTCCTTACCTTCTGGGCAAGTTTTAGGTTGTTTTATCTTTACACATCTAGTACCAGCTTCATTTAGTTCCTTACCCTCTGGACAATCTTCTTTTTGAAGTTTTTTCTTAATACATCTAGTACCTTCTTCATTTAGTTCCTTACCTTCTGGACAATCTTTTTCATCCTCTTTAATTATTTCCATTTTTCCCATTTTTCCAATACTATTTGATTTTGGTTTTTTTACACCTTTGACAAAACAAGAATTGATATATTCAACAATATTATTTGATGCATTATTTTTAAACATTTTATCAATTTGTTTGGAAAGTTTTTTAATAATTTGTTTTTGAGATTTTATTTTATCATTTATAGATTTCACTTCTTTCTTGTCCATATCTTCACGAATGCTATTTTCATATTCTTCTAATTTTGCCTCCTCTAATTTTAATTTATCATTCATTTCATCAACTTGTTCATTATTATTGTCAACTTGTGGTTTGATCATTATATCACTGATAACAGGATAAGCAAAATGACTCATATCATTTGTTCTATCAATATAACTTACTAAACCACTTGTTTTATCCAAAAATTCAATAGCCCCTTCATTTGTAAAAATACCATTTTCCATACAATATTTACTTCTAAAAGTCTCAAAATCTTCATCAAACTCTTGATTTTTGTTTAAAAGTAAATTAAGTATTTTTACAACACTCATGGGATCTTCGGTTATTGGAGTTGCACTCATCAAAATTAATTTTAATGGCGTGTGTGATTTATCATCTACAGCCATTTCATATGAATGTTGAACCATCTTCTTGAGAACAACAGGATTTGGTTTTTCTAATGCAGATAAAGTATTACTGTATATTTTATGTATTTCATCAATAATAATTAAAGTTTTTTGGAATGGATCTTTTTTACCATTTCGTTTAACAATTTCGTGATATAATTTATTTTTACCAGCAATCATATTTGTAAATTGTTTATAAGATATTGGCTGCATCCAATTATCACCAACCATTTTCATTCTCTCGGCTTTTGTCACCGGAATTTTTTGACCTTTTCTTACCTTTTCTTGAATTATAATATTGCATACACTATCAAACATATTTTTCCATATATCTTGTTTTAAAGTATGTCTGGTTACCCACAATATAGTATAACCTTGTTTATCAAATGTTGATGTAGCCGCAGCAATAGCTGTACAAGTTTTTCCAGACCCTACACTATGATAAAGGAACATGCCGTTAAATGGAGAAGAAGGTGTTAAGAAATCTTTTACGAAATTTTGTGTATTTGTAAATTTGATAAGTTTAGATTCACTCTTATTTTGATCTTCTATACAAAGATTTTTAATTTCCATTTGTTCCCATTTATAAGGATTATAGTGTTTTTCAACATATTCTTGCATTTCTAAATAAGGTAATTTATGTTTAGGAGGAACTGCTTTGTAAACAGGTGTTTTTGTTTTTACATTTTGATATTTATCAATAAAATCTTGAATAAGTTCAATATTATGTTCGTGAATAGAATATGTTCTTTTATAAAATTCATATAATTCGTAAAACTTTTTGCCATAAATTTTGAAAAAATTAATGGGACTAGACCATAACATATTTATAATATTACAGTATTCTGGCATTTTATCTATATATTGACAAAGTTGTGGTTTGGGAAATTTGCTACTTAATGGCAACACTAGTTCTTTTTTCCCAACCCATACAGCAGAAATAAGAAGAAGACCAGTATGTACCTTTTCCAATTTTCCAGTACATCTTAGTTTACAATCGATTTTATCATCATTTGTATATATCTTGCCTCTTATATTATCAACAACTTTTATACGATCTGGACGTTCTGGAGATTTCTTTCTTTCAATATCATTTAATCTCTTTTTTTGTAAAGCAGTCATTATGTTATAAAATCTATTATTTGATAAATTAGGGTGAATATTTTCTGTTAATGATAGATCAACAGCACTTGTTATCAATAACTCTTCTATATCTGCTACAAAATTTAAACTACTTATATTATTATTACAGTGTTTCAAATATAGTTCATGAACATTAGTGTTATTATCATACATCATATTATATCTATAAACATTTAAAGGCCATCCTTTGTTTGGTAAAAAATGTAATCCAGATTGACCACAGAATCTTGTACCTCTACCTACGACCTGTGTTTGTTCAGCCTTTGTAACCAATGGTTCTAATAAATGAACATACTTTACATCAAATACATCAATTCCTTCTTTGAATCCAGAATCTATCACTAAAAATCTTATATCATCCCCATATATATTATCAGGTCTTTTGTTCATTGTCGAAATAAGTTTTTTCTTTAACCCAACTGTTAAAGGTTTTTTATAAACAGTTGATGTAGTTAGTAATGCAAATGTTTTAGATGATTTATTAACTATTCTATTACTACTATTATAAGCCAGTTTAAAACCATTTGACATAAGAACAGATCCTATCATTTTAGCACCATAAATACCAGCTACATCACTGTAAATTATATGTTTATAAACTTTATTATTTTCCTCTAAATCTTTTTTGTCTAATTCATCAATCTTTTTAATTAATGCATTCATTTTGGGTGATAAAATTGGTAATCGTTTTAATACCTGTGAAGGGTTAAATGAAGGAGAATCAAATTTATATTCAGCTTTTAAATTACCCCAAGTACTTGTATTTCTTATACAAGTAGCTTCTTTATTTTCGCTTTTTTTCATTTTCTATATTATCAGAATATTTAAAAATTATTCATCATCTTTTTTTATGTCTTCATCATCTTTTTTAGTTGCTGCGAAAATTCCCAAAACTATTGTCCATATTAACATAATAATTATTGATAAAATATACATTACAGTATAAAACCAACTTAATATATTACAACCACCAGATGTTAAACAATTGATTGAATATACCATAAGTACAATTATTGGACCGCCGAATATCAAATATAAAAACATATATAAAAATCCCCATAATCCAAATGACACGAATGACATTATTATGTTTATAATAGTATTAATTATTAATAATACTAGCATTATATTAGCTTGTGATGACATATTAAACATTTCTATTATATATACAGATATTTTTCAATTTCACATTAAAATATTCTTACCAAATTTAAATAAATCATATGTCTTAAAATTCTTCTGTATATTTATATAGAACACAATATAAACTATGTTGATTTATGATGATAATTTGCCTAAAAATGTTTTTAACATTAATAAAGATACAATTGATGAAGAAATAATAGTTTATTTAAAAACAACAGATATTCCTCATGTCAAAATATCAGATGATGTTTTGAATAATTTAATGAAAATAGCTTTTCAATTTAAAGTAATGAATGTTAAAAATACAAATCAAAAAAAAATGAAAGTATATTCTGTAAATTGTAAAATACACGATTATATTCATCAGGTAAATGAGTGTCTTTCTACAATTGATATTTTGAATACACCTGCTAATATCGCAACTCCTTATTTTATGAGCGATTATATGAAAAAAATATTTAAAAATCACAAAGATGTTAATGTAAGAGTGTTAAATATATCTCAAATTAAAAAAGAAAAACTTAATTTATTACATGCTTTAGGTGATGGAAATTACAATAAACCATATTTTGTTATATTAGAGAGATTGATAAAAGATAAATCAGTCAAATGTATTATTGGTAAAGGTATAACATTTGATAGCGGTGGTGTAAGTATTAAATCTGGTATAACAAATCATTTACATTATATGAAAATGGACAAAACCGGTGCGTGTTATGCAGCACATATTTTTAAATATTTGGTTGAAAATACAGAAGAGTCTTGTGTATGTCTTTTACCTTTCACTGAAAACATTTTATCATTGAAAACACTTAAACCAGGGGATATTATAAAAAGTCATAGTGGAAAAACTGTTGAAATTTCAAATACTGATGCTGAAGGAAGACTTGTTGTAGCAGATAGTTTATCTTTTTCTGAAAGATATAAACCCGAATTGATAGTTGATATCACAACTTTTTCCAACACACATTTTTCTTGTGATGATTATGGGGTTTTTTTCACACAGGATAAAAAACTTAAAAAAAATATTGAAAAAACATCATTACAACTTAAGGAACCTATTAGTCCAATGCCGTCTTATATCAACAAATCACATATAAAATCTTCTGTAGCAGATATCAAAAATTCATCTGTGGTTTGTGGAAATGCATATAATGCTACTATGTTTCTACATGAATTCGTTCCAAAAAATGTGAAATGGGTTCATTTTGATATATCTAATGAAATATATACGAAAGATGAGGAACTTATACCAAATGGAAAAGGATTTCTTACAATTATTGAAACCTTAAAATGTTAAATATATAAAGAATATAATCATAATAAATGAAAATGATACCAAAGATAATTCATCAAACTTGGTATGATAGCAATTTACCAAAAATATTTCAAGAAATTTCAAATGAAAACAAGAAAATAAATAATGAGTTTGAATATAAATTATGGACGGATGATGATAGTGAAAGAATTATTGAAAAACTGTTAGAACAGGATTTCCCTAAGGTTATGGACATTTTCAATAAGTCAAAATATGGTGTTCAAAAAGCCGATATCAAAAGAATTGCTATATTGTATTATTTTGGAGGTATATATATTGATTTAGATATTATGTTTTTAAAACCAATTATTGATTTGATTGATTTTAATCAACATAATGATATATTTGTTGCATTAGAACCAGAAGAACAAACTATGAAAGTCTTTAACAAGAAGAATCTTTTATGCAATGCTTTTATTTGTGCACCACCAAAACATACCATAATGAAAAAGGCACTAGAAAATATAGAAAAGATTTATGAAGATAACGGTGAAAATATTTTTAGTATTTTTAATTGTTTTGGAGGTGATATTATTACAAAATCTATTATGGAAAATAATAAAGAGGGTTGTAAACTTATTAAAAGAAATTTGATTTATCCTATTTCTGATCCAAAAATTGATCTACAAAGATCAGAAAAAGATATACAAATGTTAAAAAAGGGGTATTATAATGACGCTTTTATGGTACATTATTGGATTCATTCAAATTTTGAATCAAAAGAACATATTAAAAAATTTGAATGGAATAGTAATATTAGTGTTAACGAAAATGTATATCTATTTTTCAAATCTTTATATACTCAAAACAAATACTTAAAAGATTAATATATAGATATACATAAAAATGACCGAGGATGATAACATTTTTATAAAAACATATTTTGAAAAATTTATTGATTTGACTAATAATGATTCAAATATTTTAAAGATTAAGATAGAATCAGATGAGAATTCGGAACAATTTGTAAATCTTTTGAATATTCCTTATCTCAAAAAAGAAGGGTTTATCATCTATAGTGGTTCAAATTGTATTGATCTTTATGGAAAAATATATAGAGATGGAATTGAAAATAGTAAGGTTGCGATATTATTTAAAAAATTTATAGAAGAAGAAATAGAACTTGGATTTAAGAAAACATCACCAGATGCAATTACTCCAAGTAAATCAAATTATTCAGATGTTGGTCTTGATTTAACAGCTATTGGTATTTCGAAAAAAATTAACGATGATACATTTTTATGTAAAACAGGGATTAGTTTAGAAATACCAATTGGATATTATGTAGAAATTGTTCCAAGATCATCAATAAGTAAGACTGGATTTATGTTAGCAAATTCGGTTGGTATAATTGATTGTTCTTACAAAGGCGAACTTTTAATTGCATTGACAAAAATAAATAAAAATGTGAATGATCCAGAATTTCCAATGAGATGTTGTCAAATCATCATGAAGAAACAGATTTATCCAATTATGAAAGAATTAACAGAAATCTCTGAAAGTTCAAGAGGAAATGGTGGATTTGGATCAACTGGATAAAACATTATCAATATATTCTAGATTAAAATTAATAAATAGATTATTTTTAGAAAAAGATTTAGAACAAATAATAAATCTTTCGTGAAACATCCCCTTTATTTCTTCTCTTGCCAAAATTTGATTATAATTATATTTCCAAAAATAAAAAGGTTTAATTTCGTTTTTATCACAGGGATATGCTATATGTAAATCATCCAGAATAAGTTTTGAAATATCGGCTTTATTTTTTTCGAATTGAAAATTAATATTCGATTGTATTATATTATTAATATATGATGAATCAAAATGACAAATAGATTTCATTAACATCTTGTGGTAATCACCCCATATATTAAATTTGATGAGATTGTGTTGTGAAATTGATGTAAAAACAATATCACAAATATAAGTATCATTTAAATATAATTTATCATTACTATATCGTATTTTTTCAATATTTACATCAAAAATTATTTTACCCCCCTTTTTTACGAACATATCACAAATTCTTTTATTCAATAAATAAAATGTATTTGTGTTTAAGGAATAAAAGTTTTCGTTATTATGAAAGAATTTCAAAAAAATATCGATAAAATCAAAAATATTCAGAATTGATAATAAAGGAAATAAATTTAATTGCTCTAAATACCTCATTTCATTATAACTTAAATATTTTTGCGTTACATTATACGCTGATATTCTATCAAAATAACAAGCTGGAACCTTTTTAAGATTCGATTTAATTTTGATCAAAATAGCAAATAATAAATTATTATATCTTCTTTTTTTAACAGTTTTGCCATTAAATCCAAATTGATTCAATAAATTATTATAAGTTATATGACTATCACTATAAATATAACAATTATTATAATTACAATTTTCATTGTTTTTTTTTAAAACCTTGTTTCTATCAATGATTGTAACATTATTTCCATTTTTCAAAAATTTCAAACCTGCATATAATGAAGAAATATCACAACCGATAATAATGACATTTTTTTTCATTTAGTATATTAAGTATGAAGTTTAATATAATTGTTTTAATTATTACTTTGATAATTTGTTCTTATATCTTGATTAGCAATTGTAATGAAATGATTAAAGAATCATTTGAGAATTCTGAAAATATTATGGATTCTATTAAATCAAGTGTTGAAGCACCCGTTCTAGATATGAATCCAACAGAAATACAATATGATGAACCTGGAAAAGATGAAGATGGAAATGATGTTCCGTCACAGATAATCACACAATATGAAAAAATAAATACGAGCAATTTATATAAAAATATTTTATTATCAGATGATATCATCATTGATCCAGAACCTGTTGCAAAACCAAAATTTGAAATTCTTGATTCCATTATAAAAGATGACAATAATCGATTTAGAACAATACAATTTGAAAATCAAGAAAGAGAGCTTATTCCAAAACCTAAAAAGGAAGTTGTAAACTTGAAAGATAGATATAGTAGTAATTATATCGAAATACCAATGCAAGAAAGATCATTAAATATGGCAACACACAAACATATGTATAATAATAAAATAGATATAGATGATCCTATACAAGATTCATATTTACCTTATTCATATAATGATGATTATAAAGTAAAATCGGTTGAACAAAATAATTTTGAATATATAGTTATTTCAATATTTAAAAATATTTTGAATAGAAATCCAACAAATGTAGAATTATCGAAATATACTCAACAAATGATCTCAAAAGATATAGATGAATCTTTATTAAAAACGAACTTAATAAATACAGTTGAATATAGAAGAAATATCAAGTTACAATCAAATGATGTATTGAACGATCTACAATATGAACATGCGAAAAAAGACCTTCTTTTCATTATCAGTAATCTATATCTTCAAGAAATTAATAAAGAAATACCAAAAGGTATGTTATTGCCATTAAAAGATATTTGGATATATTTCCAAGGAAATCAGTATTTATTTAGAGCATTATTAGTACATAAAAACTATATATTATTTGAAAATGAAATAATGGAATCAAAATTGTTAACAAAATCAAATCTATCAAGATTGATTGATAAATATTTTATATTATATGATCTTAAAATGATCGCAAATGACATTCAAAGATACGATATAATGTCAAGAAAACAATCAGATAAATTAGAAGATAATGAAGTTAAAACTTATAGAAAGGTTGATGAAAATGATATCAATACCGATGGTTTATATAAAAAAATTGAAGAAATATCAAAAAAAGCAGAAATAGATGTTAATAAAATTCAATATCCTATTAAATCCCAATTAGAAGAGAGCAATACCAATATGGTGAAGATTATGAAGAACATAAACGAATCAGTTTAGAGGAGTGGTTGTAATTTTCATTCCACAATATTCAACAGCTTTTTTATTATAATCAGCTTTGATATAAATGCCAATATTAATAGATTCTTCTAAAATCCATTTGAAATTATCCCAAAATTCATCTGTATGTCCTATACTTTTTGTAGCTAAATGTGCAAATTCATGTAATACAACAAACATCATTGTATTGATATCGACTAATTTATTTTTATTTCGTAAACAAAGAACAATTTGTTCACCTTTATTTATCGAATAACTAGTATATCCAGAATTTTCATCTCCTTCTTTAAAACGATTCGGATTATAATTTTTCTTCAACATAACAATTCTTGGATCATCTGATGGATGGGTTTTTTCAAGATTTTCCATCAATAAATCCAATTTACTTCTTATTGTTGCTATAAGATTTGCAGCTCCTAATGAATCTTCTTTATTCTGTACTAAATATGTGTTATTATCCACGGTACTTTTTACTTTTTCCAAATTATCATCAAAAAAAACAGAATATGATAAAAATGCAAATAATATCAATATTGAAATTATGATAAGTCCTTCAATTCCAATATCCATTCTACATAAATGAAAAATAAAAAAATGATGTTAAGGATAATAAATATATATTTAATATATAAATGGAATTTCCTAGAAAAGAACAACCTATACTTAATACAAATAAGGATTTGCAAATACAAATTACAGATTGGTTTATACCTGAAAGTGATAGAAATCGTCCTAAACCAGAAACGGTAGAAGATGCTGAATTATATACTATGTGTGTTTATGGAACAACAAAAAAAGGGGCTACTGTTAGTGTTAGAGTAACGGGATATGAACCTTATTTCTATGTCAAGCCACCAGAATCTTGGGAATCATATAGTGATAAAAAATTCATAACTGAAACAAATATTCTTAAATCGACCCTTTTAGAAGATAAATACCCTTGTGTATTTAAAGGATCAAAATATAATAGAAAAATTACTAAATGTGGATTTGAATCACATTTGTCCAATGTTTCTATGATTAAAAAAAAAGATTTCTGGGGATTTACAAATAATCATGAATTTAGATTCATTAAAGTTACAGTCAAATCATTATTGATGTTTAATAATTATAAATACTATTTCGAAAGTTTGAAAAAACAAGGATTTAAAATGTACGAAAGCAATATTGATCCATTTTTGAGATATGTTCACGAAATGAATATCAAACCTTGTGGATGGGTCTCTATATCAGATTATTTACAAGAAGATAATGATAATTATGAAACAAGATGTGATTATAACATCGTTGTTGAACATCAAAATATATCTCCAATTGATAATAATACATTTGCACCTTTGCTTATTGCATCATTTGATATTGAATGTACAAGTAGTCACGGTGATTTTCCTGTTGCCAAAAAAGATTATAAAAAAACTGCACAGGATTTTGCACAAGTTGCTAAAGCTGGTTATTCTATAACTTTGGAATTTCTCTTACATTGGTTTGAAAAAATTTTGAAAGGAAAGGATGTTGTTATTGAAAAAAATCTTATTATAAACAAAGTTTATGTCAAAAATAAAAAAGATTATAAATTTTCAAATCATCAATCAAAAATAGAAAAAAAGAGTAAAGAAATTATTAAACTTCTTGACGATATATCAAATTATATTGCTGATGATGATGAAGAAAACGAAGAAGTTAAACCAAATACATTGAAGGAACAAAATGTTATTATCAATGCTTTAAATGAAATATTCATCGAAATTTTACCACAACTAGAAGGTGATAAAATTATTCAGATTGGAACAACAGTTCACAAATATGGATCTGAAAAAATAATTTACAAGAATATTATCTCACTAAATAGTTGTAATAAAATTGATGATGCTGATGTAATCGAATGTGATACTGAAAAACAAGTTTTGCGAGAATGGAAGAATCTTATTGTGAGATTAAATCCTGATATACTTACTGGTTATAATATATTTGGCTTCGATATGGAATATATTTGGAACAGAGCTGAGGAAAATGATTGTATTGACGAAATATTTCAAGGATTGGGAAGAAATCTTTCAAGAAAATCTACATTGATAAAACAAGAATTGTCGTCTTCTGCACTTGGAGATAATATCCTAAAATATTTTGATATGGATGGAACAGTTGTAATAGATCTTCTTAAAATTGTCCAACGAGATCATAAATTGGATAGTTATAAACTTGATAATGTGTCGTCGATTTTTATTGGTGATAAAAAAGATGATCTAAAACCATGTGAAATTTTTGAGAAATTTAAAGGATGTTCGAATGATAGATGTATAATTGCTAAATATTGTATTCAAGATTGTGCATTGGTCAACAAACTCATTCATAAATTAAAGATTTTAGAAAATAATATTGGTATGGCAAATGTATGTCTTGTTCCACTTAATTATCTTTTCAAAAGAGGACAAGGAATCAAAATTTTCTCACTAGTTGCGAAACAATGTATGGATAAAGGATTTCTTATCCCTACTAATAAATACTCAGATTATCAAAGAGAATTTGATATGGAAGGTTATGAAGGTGCAGTTGTTTTGGAACCAAAAGAAGGTATTTATCTAAATGAACCAATTGTTGTGTTTGATTATGGATCATTGTATCCATCTTCAATGATTGCACGCAATCTATCACACGATTGTTATGTTATGGATAATAAATATATTATAGATGATCCGAATATTGATTATATTAAAGTTTCATATGATGAATATACTGGAACTGGTGATAAAAAGGTGAAAACTGGTGTAAAAGAATGTATATTCGCAAAATATAAAGATGGTAGGAAAGGTGTCATCCCGGATATCCTTTGTATGTTACTTCAAGAAAGAAAAAATACGAGAAGTAAAATAGAACATCAGACAGTTACTACAAAGGATGCTACTTACATTGGACTTGTTACAGAAAAAGATAATGTAGTTACAATTGACGACGGTAGTAAAAAACATAAAATTAAAACAAATGATATAATCAAAAAAACAGATACATATAATAAATTTGAACAAGATGTTTTAGATGCACTCCAACTCGCTTATAAAATTACAGCGAATTCATTATATGGTCAAATTGGTGCCAGAACATCACAGATATATATGAAAGATATTGCAGCTTGTACAACAGCAACAGGTAGGGAAATGATTATGTTGGCAAAAGATTATGTAGAAACAAATTACAATGCAAATGTTATATATGGCGACAGTGTTATGCCATATACACCACTAACATACAATACAGGAAGAAATATTCGTGTGACAACATTTGAAAATTTAGAAGGAGAATGGTTTCCTTACAATAATTTCAAATCAGATGATAATCAAATAAGTGATAAAGAACAATTTATACCAAATTACATATTTGTATGGACACATACTGGTTGGTCAAGAATAAAGAGAATTATCAGACATAAAACTAAAAAAAGAATTTATCGTGTTATCACTCATACGGGAGTTATTGATGTAACTGAAGATCATAGTTTATTGAACGAGTATTGTGAACAAATCAAACCAGATAATTGTCAAATTGGTCAAAGACTACTTCATAAGATATCATCGATGTCGGTATATAATAACTATTTTGACGAAGATATTGCATATATGTATGGAATTTATGTTGCTGCTGGTAATATATTTCAATATGAAGATATGGAAATTTTCGAAATTTCGAGTTACGAATATCAATCTCTGTATAAATTTAAAAACATAATGTATGACAAATTTGGTGTTCAATTGAAACTCATATTTTACAACAATAAATATATATTGAAAACAGAGGATTATTCAATCAAAATAAAAAATTTATTCAAGTGTTGTCACTATGATAATCATAAAATTGTTCCATATGATATAATGAATTCCAATAAAAATGTTATCAAATCATTCAGAGATGGATATTTCAGTATTTGTGATAAATATGTATTTAATTTAAATCAACAAGTATTGGCACAATCATTTATTGTAATAGAACAAATGCTTGGTAATTATTATGTATTTCAAGTCAAGAATAATTTAATCGAGTTTGTTTCAAACAATATGTGCGACGAAGATAGACATCGTATTGTCGATATTAAATTATTACATGAACATTATTATGGTTATGTATACGATATAGAAACAGAACAAGGAGTATTTCACGGCGGTATAGGAGATCTTATTGTTAAGAATACAGATTCTATATTCTGTTCGTTTCCACTAAAAACAAAGGATGGTAATGAAGTTTATGGAAAAGATGCATTGCCTTATGCAATAGAAGTTGGTAAACATGTCGAGAAAAATATTGTATCAATTATGCCTTCTCCACAGAAATTGAATTATGAAAAAACTCTTTACCCATTTATATTGTTTAGTAAAAAACGATATGTTGGAAATTTATATGAATTTGATATTAACAAATTTAAACAAAAGTCAATGGGTATTGTTCTAAAAAGAAGAGATAATGCAAACATTGTAAAAAAAATATATGGTGGTATAATTGATATCATTCTTAACAAACAAGATTTGAAAGAATCTATTGTATTCTTAAAAGAAGAACTTTCGAATTTAGTTGAAGGAAAAACAAAGATAGAAGATTTGGTTATTTCAAAAAGTCTTAAAGGATCATATGTCGATCCTACAAAAATTGCTCATAAAGTATTAGCCGATCGTATTGGAGAAAGAGATCCTGGAAATAAACCACAAGTCAATGATCGTATACCTTATGTTTATATTTACGCACCGGATGCTAAATTACAAGGTGATAAAATAGAAAATCCTGATTATATTATTGAAAATAATCTGAAAATTGATTATTTACATTATATCACTAATCAGATTATGAATCCTGTATTACAGCTATATGCTCTTTGTTTGGAAGAATTGCCAAATTATAACGAAGAAGTTGATTATTGGATCAATGTTGAAAATGAACTCAAAAACAAACCATTATATCAAAACGATGTCAAGAGAAAACATCGTTTGGAAAATCTTAAATTAAATAAAGTAAAAGAATTGTTATTTGACGAATTCATTAATAAATTAGTTGAGCCTAAAATTAAAAAAGTTCGAAAACCCGTTGTCAAAAAAGGTAAGGTTGAAATTGGAGATGAAATTAATGAAGTTAAAGAAACTAAGGTTAAGAAACCTGTTGTCAAAAAAGGTAAAGTTGAAATTGGAGATGAAATTAACGAAACTAAACAAGTTAAGAAACCTGTTGCAAAAAAAGGTAAGGTTGAAATTGGTGATCCAGTTGATCAAAAAGTTGATCAAAAACCAGATGAAATTAATTCAAATGCTTCGATTAAAGTAACATTAAAGACAAAAACAAAAAAAATAGAAAGTGTTGCATACATATACGATGGTAAGAAAAAACTTTGGAAATATACAAATGACGATGGTAAGAGTAAAGATGAAGAAATAATAAATATTATTACACAAATGATTGAATATGCAAAGGAACACAAAGTAAAATTAATTATAGATATAAATTCAATGCCATTTAAAAAGGAATATTCGAGAAGTTTAATGGAATACAAAGAATTTGAAAAGAATGCAGATGCAAATCTCGTACAAAAATCAATTGATGAAAATGATGTAGGTCGTTTTAAAAGCATACATAATATTATTAAATTTGAAAAACTTATACAACAAAGAGAACATTTCTCTATCAAATAAATTCAAAATATCTTATTTTTTTATTGAAGTAAAAATGTTAAATCAGTTATTAATGTCAGCATATGTACAGATACTATAAATTTTGCAATATTTGTTTTCGGAACATAATCTCCAAACCCTACGGTTGATGTAATTGTAAGTGAAAAATATATAGCATCAATTGGTGATTCAAAATTCATAGGATTGTTTCCAAGATAAAAAAGTAATATATAAATAATCGAAAACAATATGAAAGTTCTGATCATTGTGTCTAATATTTAATAATGTTTTTTATTTATACTTGATTTGAAATGAAAATTGAAAACACGTGTTTCGATGCAGGTAGATGATGGAATACATGGTGTTTCACACAACAGTGATAGAAAAGTCTTAGAACAGTTTACTTTAGAAGCGCTATCAAACAAGATATCAAACACACTCAGTGTCATCAATACTGGAAAGAAAATCACAAAGAGTATTGTGCAAAACATTTTATTTTTGTGGGATGAGGAACGCACAGATTTCAGCACTCCACATGCAAAGGAGGTCGTAAGATTCAGAAAGACGTTCCTCTTCAAGGTAAACAATCGCGCCAAGATGCTTGAAATGCCAGTGTTCAAATTGTGGGAAGACGCCATTGAAGTGATGACATGCGACATTGACAATCCCTTCCTTGGCGACATTCGCGATACTTCCAAACTTTCTGTCTTTCCTGAAGGCATTTACAAAGGAGAACTTCAAGACGGGAAACCACATGGCAAAGGCATAATGGTGTTTCGCGAAGAATGGAGCTTCTACAAAGGTATGTGGAAAAATGGTTTGTACCACGGTATTGGCACCATGATATTGAAGTGTAATAAGAAAAGGGATATTTACGAAGGAGAATGGAAGAATGGATTAAAGCATGGTAATGGAAAATTAATCCATATTGACAATCTTGATCCATATGGCTATAATTATGACAATTGTTATATTTACGATGGAGATTGGAAGGAAGGTACAAAGCATGGCATGGGAAAGATTATTGGATATTCTCATATTACCAATTCTCATATTAATCCGATTGACAGAGTGTATGAAGGAGAATGGAAAAATGACTTTTATCACGGTAAAGGAAGATTTTTGAATTGCTGTGGTGACATCTATACTGGTGACTTTTGTTATGGAAAGCGACATGGTGTTGGAAAAATAATTTACTATGACAACGATCCATATGACTCTGATTGGTATGAGGGAGATTGGGAAGATGATGCAGAATGCGGCAAAGGAAAGAAGAAGTTTATGAATGGCGATTTGTACGAGGGGGAATATTACAACTTTAACAAAGTCGAATTGAAATATACTGCAAATCGTCATGGAGTTTTTCATAATTACTGGTATGAAGGCAAGAAGACATATGCAAATGGTGATGTATATGTTGGGAAATTTTACAGTCATCTCAGATGGGGAAAAGGCGAAATGTTTTTCAATCATGATGGGTCAATTTATACAGGGACATGGAGCAATGATAAGATGCACGGGGAAGGAAAATTTACATATTCGGATGGCACGATTGATGAAGGAAAATGGCGGCATGGTGTTCGTTTAGACGATGATGAGAGTATCAAGAGTTTCGATTCTGAATTGTATATGGTATCAGATTCGTACGAGTCATCTGACAATTCATACGATTTTGACGAATCCATCGAAAAATCAGAGAAGTGTCCGTCTTGTAAAACATTGACATCTTCTTTTATCAAGTCTTTTCCTAATCCAAATGTAATGTGTGTATGTTGTCGTGATGAATTTTGTCCAATTTATTGCACGATGCCTTGTGGACACTTCATATGCGAAGAGTGCAAGGATACATATTACGGTGATAACATCCCGGACATTGGGACTTAAAAGAATATAGCAATATTATTGGATTAAATTTTTGTAAATTAACAAAAAAAACTTGCAAAAATTCAAAACGAAAACAGATCAATGAAATTCATATAACTATTAATGCTAATAAAGAAATGTTATCTTTTTATAATAATAATACAATGATTGAATACAAACAATTTATCGATTCAAATGGCAATATACAAAATATTCCAATAATAAGTTCGTTTAATAAAAAAGAAGGTACTTCAATAATCAAAAAAATCAAAAGAAATTATGATCCATTATGTGCATGTTTTGTCTAAATGATATAAAAATAACATATGTATATAAATTTATAAAAAATGGAACAAAACGATATTTACCATTTTCACCCAATTTATCACGCACAATCTTCTCCTATTCAACAATTTAGAGATCAAGATTTTCAAAATAAACCTCAAATGATTCCTCAACAAGTTAAACAGCCCATGCAACAACCTATGGTTCAACAGCCTATGCAACAACCTATGGTTCAACAGCCTATGCAACAACCCATGGTTCAACAACCCATGGTTCAACAACCCATGGTTCAACAACCCATGGTTCAACAACCCATGGTTCAACAACCCATGGTTCAACAGCCTATGGTTCAACAACCTATGGTTCAACAACCTATGGTTCAACAACCTATGGTTCAACCAAGAATCGTACAACAATCATTTCAACAACCATTTTTTTATTACGATCCAGTCGAATATGTACAACACACTAACGTACATGTTAAAAAACCAACTCAAAATACAAGAGATATTGGAAATCTTATTGATAACACAATAGGTGATCATCTAGAAGAACATCTTGATGATTCTGAAATCAAAATGCTAAAATCAAAAATAAATGATCTTGAAAATGAACTCACAAATATTATTCAAAAGAAAGTAAGAAAGTGTTGTGTATCTCTATAATTTATAATGGAAATATTCCAAAATTTTAATTGCTTTTTCTTTTCCAATTTTGTCCAAATCTGACAAAAGTTTAATTTTATTGTCACAATTATTTAAAGCATAAAATAATTCATGCAAAGATGGATATTTTTTTGCAATAATTTTTGCAATATTTATAGAAATGGATGGTATCTGTGATAATTGCATAAGATAACAAGATTCAGGAGTTATATTCTTTATCTTTTTCATTTTCACACTTTCGATATAATCACATTCTTTTTTAATGAATTTATCAGGTTTATCGATTATTTTGGTACATAGAGTTAGAATAAATGTTGAAGTTTCTTCTACATCTTTGGTAAATATAATATGAATATTATCTCTATAAATAGAATGTAAATATACAGAAGATAAAACATCTCTTTTATGATGTTGTGATATGATATTATCACCTTCTATAATATATGTGATATGTGATCCTGAATTTAATAATCTATGTTTTTGCTCTTGATATCTACCATCTTTGATTGATGCTAGTAAATCACTGACTGTTTTTCTTTCAAAAATATAAGTTGTATTATCTGATATAATAATATCACCTATATCAAGTTGTTTTTTTTCAATATTCATAGAATTTGAATATATATCCAAATCTCTATCTATAATATTATTATAGAGTGATGTTTCTCTACAATCAATAAGTAATTGTAGCATTGTATATCATAAACATATATATACCTTATATATCTAAACCCTTTAATTCGAAACTAGAATTTGGACGAAATAAAGATTGTCTCAATTTTAACATGGTATCATCATTTAAATAAGGATTTCCAAGAATTTCTTCAAATGAAGTATTGTTTTTTTTAACAATATGTTTATTTAACCACCTTATTTGAAATATAATTGAAAATACACCACATTCAGTGTTCTTATATTGATGTTGTTTTTTGTTAATATTGACTTTAAATTCTTTATTAGGGTTAAGGGTTTTACATTGTATTTCTATTGAATTCATAAAATTCTCTAAATATGCTGGTATACCACGATAACCGGTGCTATCATAATAATAAGCCCCATAAGTGGGTAGTTTAGGATCAATAACAATAAAAGTCGAAGTCCAATGAGACCCTGGTTCATCGTGTTTATCCAGATTAGTAATAAAACCAATAAAAGAATATTTCTTAGAAAGCTTTTTTATATCAATTGTACAAAATTTGCTATACATACATACACCATTTGAATCAATCATTGAAAAATCTATTGGAAATACGCCTAGAAAATTATATTTGTATTTTTTACAATTATGATATTGTATCATAACATTTTGTATATCATAATTTGAAAGCCAGGTTTTTGGATTATTATACCAGCTTTGAGGTCTTTCTGGTACTAATTCTTTATTTTCAAATTTTTTGATATCTCTTATAATTTTTTCATCATTTTGTAGTTTTTTAATTATATATGGCCAATGCCAATATTGTTTTTCAACCTTATATTTTTTCATTTTATTTTTTAACGATTTATACAGATCACCATCGAGTTTAATTTTATCTGTTCTATTCTTTACAGTTTTGTTATAATATATTACAAGCTTTCTTAAAAAGGTATCTGAAAAATAATTCTTTATTTTTTCATTATTTGGCGACACATACATTTTGGTTTCAATACACAAATGTATCTATATATTATTCAGAAGATATTATACAGAAAAAGAAAAAATGATTTTTATTTAAAATATTTTTGATATATATAATTTAAGATAAAAACCTAACTTATGGGAGTAAGGGATGATCTCACTACATTTGTTAACAAATATAAAGTTGAGAAAGGAATTCCATTTACAAACACCAGTTTAGGATACCCCAAAGCATCATTCTCTATACCCGATGAAGATTATGAAAAATTTATTGATCTTTATGGAATGGCACTCATAAATGGTATTGATCTTCACTTCACTGAAAAACCAACAGATCCTAGTCCAATAAGAGTAGATTTGGATTTTAGGTTTCCATTAGATGAAACATCCTATATTACCGATGAAATATCTGGTAAAAAGGTTATTAAGAGAGTATATAATCAACACCATGTTCATAACATTATAGATAAGTATTTTCATATAATAAATGAAATAATCGATGTTTCTCCTGAACAAAATGTAGCTTATGTGATGGAAAAACAATATCCAAGTGAAAATAGAAACAAAATCAAAGACGGTATTCATATTGTATTTCCTCATTTAATTGTTTCAAATAATGTGCAACATTTTATAAGAAAGAAAATTTTAGATATAGGTAAGGAAATATTTGGAGATTTACCTATATGCAATGATTATGAATCAATTGTTGATAAAGCGATAATAGATGTTAACTGTTGGTTGATGTATGGAAGTAAAAAAATTGAAGCAAATTCTTATAGAGTGTCGCAAATATATAAATTTGAAAAAAATGAAACCATACTAGATAAGTCTCACATAGTTGCATCTCGAGAAATCGAATTTATCAAATTATTTTCAATGAGAAAATCTAATGAAAATCTTACTCAAATTAAACAGGATCATATTGCAGAAATTGAAGAATATACTAAACATGTTCTACCATCAATTGATAACAAATATAAAAACAAGTTACATAATAATATATTTGCAAAATCTTTGAATATAAATAAAAACTTTACATCAAATGACGAATTGATCATTATCAAACGAATTGTAACAGAATGTCTTTCATATTCAAGAGCTGAACGATATGATGATTGGATCAATTTAGGATGGGTTTTGAGAAATATTGATTATCGTCTATTGGATACATGGATTGAATTTTCAAAAATTGGGAGTTCTTATATTGAGGGAGAGTGTCAAAAATTATGGAACAAAATGCGTAAGGATAATATGGGTATTGGAACATTAAAATGGTGGGCTCAACAAGATAATGAGGAAAAATATCATTCAATTATGAATGATTCTGTCATTCCTCTTGTTGATTTATGTATCAGAAGTGATGGTGCACATTATGATATAGCAAAGGTTGTTCAAGCAATTTACAAAGATGAAATCAAGACTATTAATAAAACATTATGGTATCATTATGATAAGGATAAACATCGATGGAAAATCACAACAGAAGGTTCTATTCTTAGAATAATATTAAGCACAGATATTTGCAAAAAATTTATCGAAAGAGCACATTACTGGAATTCACAATGTTATGTGATAGACGATCCTGAACAAAAAGATATAAATTCTGAAAAAGCGAAGAAATGTTTGAAAATTGCACAACAATTGAAAAATGCATCATTTAAAGATAATATTATGCGCGAATTGAGATGTCTATTTATGGATGAAAAATTTGACGAATTATTAGATAGTAGATCACATCTAATTGGATTTACAAATGGTGTATATGATTTGAAGATGCATATTTTCAGAGAAGGTATGCCAGATGATTATATATTTCATTCAACTAAATTGAATTACATCGCATATAATAGCAATATGCCAGAATATAATGAAATTGATGAATTTTTCGGAAAATTATTTACAATCAACAGTGTAAAAAATTATGTATTGGATATCTTAGCATGTATTATTGATGGTAGTATTGCTCAAGAAAGATTCTATATATTTACAGGACAAGGTAGTAATGGTAAATCAAGAGTATTAGATTTAATACAAAAAGCAGTTGGTGATTACTATTGTATTATGCCTATTGCACTTCTTACACAAAAAAGAGCAGCTTCAAATAGTGCTCAAAGTGAATTAGAAAGAACAAAAGGAAGACGATTTGCAGTAATGCAAGAACCTAGTGAACAAGATAAAATTAATATTGGTTTTATGAAAGAACTTTCTGGTAATGATCGTATCATTACAAGAGGGCTTTATAAAGAACCAACAGAATTCAAACCTCAATTCAAAATGATTTTAACTTGTAATGAACTTCCTGAAGTTCCAAGTGATGATGGTGGTACTTGGAGAAGAATCAGAGTTGTTGAGTTTACTTCTAGGTTTTGTGAAAATCCTCAAAAAAGTAACGAATTTGCGATGGATCTTGAATTATCTGACAAATTTGACAGATGGGCAGAACCATTCTTAAGTATGTTAATTGAGAGACATAAGGGGATTAATCCAAATTCAATTGCTGAACCAATGGAAGTAAGAATAGCAACTGAAAGTTACAAAAATAATAATGATGTTATTGGACAATTCATATCAGAAAAGATTATCATCGATAATGAAAATACTGATAATAAAATTGGAATTGCAAATCTTTATAATTATTTCAGACATTGGTGTATGGATAATGTTCCCAAGAATAAAAAACGTCCTGATAGGAATCAATTAAAGGCTTATTTTGAAAAGATGTTAGGTGCTTATCCTATAGATAATAAAGGTTGGCGAGGAATTCAATACAAACACGATGAGGAAGATGAATAAAAATTGACAAGTTTTTGTAAAAAATGATCTTATCTTATTTTTATAATATCATACAAATATGACAGACAATATTGAGGATGATAAAACTATATTGTATAAAAAAATCAACGATCTTGAAAAACAAATTATTGAAGAAAGAAATGAACATAAAGAAATTTACCATAAAATGCGCAAAAATCTAATTGATCTTTATTCACAAAATTGCGATAAAGGAAATATCACATTTCAAATTTTCCATCTACAAGAAGAGAACAAAAGACTAAGAGAAGAAAATGAATATCTTAAAAGTAAATTATATTAGACTTTATCAGATTTAAAGCAATAAGTTGATTCCAAAAACAAATTTGAACCTCCTTTTATTTTGGAGGTTTTAATTTTTGAAACTAATGAATTATATAATTTTATCATATTGTATCTTGTTTCAGGATTTTTATCTCTACATTTTTGAATTAAGTTTTCAAAATATACCCTATCTTCATAATCAATATCTTTTACTCTTCTATATAATTCTTCTAATATAAAAGATATTGCATATACATCAGCTTTCAAAGCAATTTCTTGAGTAAAAACTTCATAAAATTGTTTTTTCTTATTTTTTCTTAAAAACTTTTGTAGATCTTCCGAAATATAATGATTTTCTAAAAGATAATTTGTATATTCTTCAAAAGCTGATGCATCTTTCAAATGTATATTTCTTGCTATATATTTATTTGCCAATTTGAATTCACTTGGATATCCTGAATGATTTTCTAGGTTATATTCTCCATTAAAGATATCTTTTGCACGAACCATTAGACCAAAATCTATAAGTGATATTTTTCTTTTTTTAATTACCACATTATCTTTTTTTATATCCCAATGTATATATCCCAATTTAGACAATACAAGCATTCCTCTGATAAATTTTGTAAATAAGAATAATAGATCCTTATATTTTAGACTAAATGGTTGATATAAATCAATTCCACCATATTCATATACTATTTGATAATAATTCTGATATGGACGAGGATTTAGACATGAAGTTAATTTAGAATTGCATTTAATTATTTGATAGGGAATTTTTGAAGCACTTCTTAGTTCTGTTGTAAAAGTATGTTTTGGATCAATTTTATTGATTAATTTTGCAATTTTCAATTCTTGATAAAAACTTTTCTCTTTTTTAAAAACTTTACCAATATCCTTTGATTTGCTTATTTTTGAGGAAATGTTTTCATATATTTTATCATTTGTTTGTATTGATGGTATTACAACACACCCATAAACACCACTGCCTAAAAATTTGAATGATTGACATTGTTTTTCATATAATCTCTTTTCTACAATTGGTTGGATAGTTATATTATCTGGTTTTTTTTTGCATCTTTTAGAATTAAAATTAAAAAAATGTGTATTTTTACATTTTGATTTACATTTACTATCTTTCCACTTACATCTTAATGATTGAATACAATCTACTTTTTTTTTCACACTACACGATTTCATAAAGATTGTTTCTACTTTATAAATATAAAAAAAACCATTTATTAGAAAATATGAAATATGATATTGTTATAATAGGGGGTGGTCCATCTGGATTAGCATTTGCACACTATTGTTCTTTATTAGATATGAAAACATTACTTATAGAGAAAAATCGAAATATAGGCGGGTGTCATACAGTGTATAGAAACAACCAAAATTTATTTTCAGAACATTCACCGAGGGTTTATTCATCTGCTTATTTAAATTTTAAGAATATTTTGAAGGATATCGGTCTAAATTTTGAAGATTCTTTTACTTTATTAAAACATCAATCATTTGATTTGATGAAAGAATCTGTTTTTAAAGTTTTTAGTTTATGGGAAATATTCGATTTATCATTAAATATTCTAACATATCTGATTTATCCAGATCACGGAAAAAATATTACAGTTGCACAATATTCTTCAAAATTTTCAAATGATGCACAAAAGGTCCTTGACACAATTTGTAGAATGACAGATGGTTGTACATCTGAATCTATTTCTCTAAATACATTCTTAAAATATACAGATGATCAAATTTTATACAAATTATATGTTCCAAACCAACCTAATGACGAATACTTATTTAAAAAATGGAATGATTATTTAGTTAACAAAAATGTTTCTATAATGACATCTTGTGCTGTTCAAAAATTTCATTATTCTGATAATAAAATAACTTCTGTTGACATTCTACATAATGGTATTGAACAAACTTATGATGCTGATAAATTTATATTAGCCATCCCCCCTATAAATCTTATTTCAATTTTAAAACAAACGAATATAGTAAATGCATTTGGAAATATTGAAAAATTAGAGGAAAAAGCATTAAATACTGAATATATAAATTATATAACAATGACTTTTCATTGGAACAAAGAAATAAATATAAATGATCGATATATTTTCCCTACAACAGAATGGGGTCTTTTTAATAAAATAATGAGTAAATATATGAAATTTAATGAAATCGAATCTAAAACAGTTGTAAGCATTGCTGTTTCTTTACCAAATAATAAAAGTACGAGAATCAATAAAACTGCACACGAGTGTAATAAAGAAGAGTTAATTACAGAAGTATTTAATCAATTAAAAGATGAAATACCTGAATTAACAGAAGATTATATAGCAATTCTCGAACCAGGTACAATATGGGACAAAAATAAAAACATTTGGAGGATGAACGGATCGGGATATGTTGCAAATATAAATACTTCCCCATTTGCATTTGAAAGTGTACTATTTGAAAATTTGTACAATTTAGGTACACATAATGGGAAAAGTTTATATAACCCGACAACTTTTGAATCTGCTGTATCAAATGCTAATGTTTTGAGTTGTCAACTATTTCCTATTCTTAAAAACAAAATCAGGCTTGCAAAACATACTACTCTCAGAAATCTGTTTATGTGGCTATTTTTAATAGTATTTTTATTGTTATTTATTTGTACGATATTGTAAAAAGAGTACATTTCATCATTAATTTTAAATTTTCATAAAGGTTTATATTTTTTTAAGATTTTCTTGTGAAATGTACTCATTTTAAGAATATCCTTATTTAGAGATATATGAAAACAAATAATTATAAATAATAAACAATGTCTTGATACTATAATATCATCTTATGTAGGATCCCCATTAAAAGAAACGATTGAAAATTATTGTTATCAAGTTTGTAATACAGCAATTGATTATTTTGTTAATTCTGAAATTTAAAAATTATATAGTACATATAGGATGGGATTTGACGATATTTATTCAAAATCTGAATGTGAAAAATGGATTCGTGATAAAGGAGTCAAAAATCCGAAATCAAATATGAAAATAGATCCAAACAATACAAAAAAAACATCTAAAAACGTCTTAATATCAGATCAATGTTTTGATAATTTTGGTATAATTAGAAATGGAAATCCATATGATCCAAAAAAGAAAATTCAAAAAAAGGTTAAAAACAATAAGCAAACTAATATGAAAAGAAGAAGCGATGTTAACTATTTGAATCAAAATAATAAAATAAAGATAGATAAATATGCTTTTTTTGATTTTTATCAATTGAAAAGATGGTGGCAAGAGGGTGTCATGAAGAAGAATGATGATTTTCATTTAATAAATCCCTTAACAAATAGAAAAATTTCAGAAAATAGTACAATATATAATGCATTATTACAACAATCTGATATTTTTTGTTTCATACCAATAAATTTAGAATTTTTAGAAAAAGAAGGATATTTATCGATAGAATCTGTGGAAATATTAAAACTGTTAAGGAAAAATGTTCAAGATGAAAACTGGACATCAATTACTTTAAAACAAAAATTTCCATATTTACCGAGAGAAGGCTATATTCAAAAAATATTTCGTGATACCCAATATGATAAATATATATATCGTTACAATATCAAAGAAAGAATTAATAAAAATTTCACAGAAGGTTCATTAGTTGATTTAGAAAGTCTTGAAAATAATTCAATTTCAAAAGAAACATCAAGTGTTTGTGTTTCAAAGTTCAAATCTATTGATAACAAATATAAATTATTCAGAAATAAATTAATTAAAACTTGTACAAACCAACAAAATATGACAAATCTATCTGATAATCAAATAACAATTATGTTTAAAACTTTTAAACCAGATCCGATTTATCGCTATGATATTATCAATGTAATAAACTTTCCATCATTAATATCATTATTTTATAATTGTATAAAAGATCCATCTTTCGGTGCAAAAATATTTGATAATAAAATAAAGGTAGATAATTATGAATTATATAATGAAATATTGTTTGAAAAATCCATAGTACAAGATTATGGAGGCGTAAGTAATCAAATGATCACTAATATTTCAAGAGAATTATTCGATTTACAAGTTTTTATAAGACCATATGATTGTTCTAAATATTGTTTTAATCCAGAATTTGCATTTACACCAGAACATATATCATATTTGACAAAAATGAATAATTTTTTTGAGAAGGATATAGACAAAAAAAATGAATTCAATGAATTTATATCAAGAAATGATGAAGCAATTTATCAAATATTTTATAAATTTATAGGACAATTATTGTCTTTTTTTATGATTAAAAAATATAAACTACCGCATCATTTATCATCATATATATTAAATACTTTTAAATTTAAATATAATAAAATGAAAGGTGAAGAACATGTATTTTTTATTTCTAATGATTTTCCTGAAGTTACAAAGGTATATTTAGATCTTATGAAGTCTGAAAATAAATCAGAATTAAACAATATCGATATGTACTATAATGAACAATATAAAATACAATATGATAAGGATGATGGTGACAAAATAACTGTCGACAATATAGATAAATATATTGTTGATTTAGCGAAACATTTAAATATTCATAATACAATTCCAGTTTTCAAAAATCAAAATATCAATATAGATTTTGAAAATTATCATAGATGTTTTGCAGACGGTATTGATAAAATTTTGAGAAGACTTTTTCAATATAAAAACGCTTCACTTGATTTGATTGATAAAATATTGACAAAGGAAGAGATAACCAATGAAGTTTTAAGCAAATTATCAGATAATATTTTTCAATATATCACTGTAGATGATGTTGATTATATAAGATATATTCAAGTTTATCATTCATATATCAATAATATATTTTTCAAAGAACATCGTTTTAAATCACAAGAAGACAGAGTTACATTTATAAAGAATCTTTTACAGTTTTGGACGGGAATAGATTTTTACAAACCAGAAATTAAATACAATTTGAATATCATATCAAGATCAAAAAAATTAGATATTGACAATCGTCGTTTACCTGTATCACACACATGTTTTAATCAAATTGAAATAGATATATATGAAACAGAAGATGAATTTTTTAATAAACTGAGTAAAGCTATAAATTATACAAAGAATACATTTACATTAGCAGGTGGTAAGAAAAATGGAAAAAAATGATATAAACTATTTATAAGAAGTTAATATAAATGACTTCGAAAAAGAAAGTTCAATTTGATGATTATCAGAAAACAATGGCAAATCTTGATAAAGTCAAAATTTCAAAACCAATTATGACAAAATATGAATTTAATCAAATCATTAGTTTGAGAACCAATCAATTGTCTTTAGGAGGCGAACCTTTTATAAAAATAGAAGATACTATCAAAACAAATATGGATTTTCGTAAAATAGCACTTGAAGAAATGAGACAAGGAAAATTACCATATATTATCAAAAGACAGTTACCAAATGGAAAATCCGAATATTTCAGATTGAGTGATTTGAACATTGTGGCTGTTCAACATATGATGCGTTAAAAAAATAAAACTATTCTTTAGAATGAAACATATTTATTATATCTTTTTTACTTTGATAATAATTCTGATATTTAGTTTATATTTCTTAACGAAGAAGGAACCAATTCAAGATAATATTATTTTTTTAGATCAAAACGAAATATCTCGATTTTTGACAGAAGATAGTGACAAATATATTTCCAATTTAAGTAAGGCTGATTTATTTGCTAGGAAAGTATCTTCTTCTGAAGAATATAAAAACATTATCAAAAAATGTGGTGTTAATCTAACCACAGAAGAAAAAACAAAATTAATAAAATGCTGTGAAAGGGCTGATAATTTTTTAAAACAACACAAATATCATCATTTTTCTTGTGAACCTATATCTAGATTAAAATGGAAAATTGCTTGTACACAAAATTATAAAGAACATGAATATGAAGACGGGTTTCCACATACCAGGAACGATGTGATTTTTTTATCTCGAAGAAATATAAACAAATTTATAGCTATATCTGAAAATGATGATAATTTAACAAATACATTAGTTCACGAAAAAATTCATGTATACCAAAAACAGTATCCTAGAGAAATGAAAGAATTATTGAATAGACTAGGTTACACAAAATGTGATATACAAGTTGAAAATAAAAGAGCGAATCCTGATATAGATGATATAATATATTATGATCCTGTCAGTAAAGAATGTATGTATTTTTCATATACATCTAATACACCAAAGAATATAAGTGATGTCAAGCAATCTAATCATATAACAGAGCATCCTTATGAAAAAATGGCATATGAAATTGCAAAATCATTTATTGATACAAATATAAAAAAATATAAATATATATAAATACATGCGATATAAATAAAGATATGCATAATTTAGTTGAAAGTATTTTGTCACAGTGTCCTGAAAATATCACTAAAGAAAATGTTATGTTACTAATTGAGAAACACAAATCAAATCCAATTGATATACTGTCGGAAGTTTGGCAAATTGAAGAAAAAGAAAAAAAACAAAAAAAAGATCAAAAACACGATTGGGATAATATAAGAGAGATATGTAATGAATATGAATCAGAAATGGAATCTTTTATGAATTCTAAAAAGACTTAAAGCTGATACCTTATAGTAAAATAAAAATATGGAAAATGATGAATATATTTTTAATATAAAGACTGTTCAGGCACCTATATTCAAACAAGTAGTAGATGCTTTGAAAGATATATTGACCGATGTCAATCTTGAGATAGACAATACTGGTATCAAGATTGTTGCAATGGATAATACAAATATTGTCCTTATTCATTTGAAAATGAACTCAGATCAGTTCGAAGAGTTTTTTTGTGAGAAAAAGACACATGTTGGTATATGTATGTTAAAATTCCATATGTTAATCAAAACAATAAATACAAATGATCTCCTTGTTTTGTATATGAAAAAGAATGATCCAGGAAATCTAGGAATCAAAATAATGAATAATGAGAAAAATGTTGAAACAAATTACAAACTTGCAACATTAGATATTGATGTCCTTAATATAGAAATTCCACCAGTCGATTTCCATACAATTATTACTATGCCTTCAACTTATCTTCAAAAAATAATCAGAGATATGCATAATCTTGCTGAATATATTGAAATAAGAAATATAGAAAATCAATTATTTCTTAGTTGCAAAGGAGACTTTTGTTCACAAGAAACTATATTGGGAACAGAAAAATCAAATAATATTATTATAAACAAAACAAATGATATTGAATCCAGAGAAATAATACAAGGAGTATTTAGCTTGAAATATCTCTCAATTTTTACAAAATGTACAAATCTATGTTCAAATGTAGAAATTTATCTCAAAAATTCATATCCTATTATACTAAAATATAGTATCGCATCATTGGGTGAAATTAAATTATGTCTTTCACAACAAGAGTTCTAATTATTTTTTTTTATAAATTTTAATATCTTTATGTGATAAATAACGCATTAATTTTGCCATATATGTATTTTGAATAACAGTTATAGCATCTGAAAACAATTTATTTATATACGGGATGATACATTCTTGAACTAGTTCCTTTCCCAATAATGTTTCTGACATTTTTATTAAACTCTCATTGATTTGTAATTTTTCATCTTCATAAATATTATTCAAAATATTATTATTTTCAGTATTTAAAATAAGATTATCATCAACAATCGTATTTACATTTACAAATCTTTTGATAGAGTGGATTGTTATTTTACTTGCATCATTCTTATTTTTTAACATTTTGACATAAAGGATTAATTTTGCAGAACCTACAATAGTATAAATAAATTCTGGTTTTGTTAAGATGGAAGTATATTTCAAAATTATACATTCATCATCGTGTTTTATTACTTCATGTGTTGTTGAAAAAATAATATCTATATGACCTAGATGTTTTTCTAACATATTTGTCATTTCTTCAGGAATTTTAATATGTTTTAATTCATCGATATCATCAAGTTCTTTAACATTATAAAGTCTGTCAAACACCATTTTTTTCCCATCATGGTATTTTTTAATACTTTCTTTATCTTTCATTGAAAAAAGATTTTTTATAAATTTTTTTGAACATACATTTTGATACAATGTATCTAAAGATGTTTCAACAATAATAGACATAAAAATATTTCATATATATTTCTTATATGTTTTAATTTTCATTATAATGATTTTTATATAACATTGTAGAAAACTTTGGAATATTAATATTGTAATTGTCACTCGATGAATATTTATTTTCTTTCAACCATAATCTGATGATATAATAATTTTTTTTGGGACACATGGAAATCCCATTTATATTAAGTGAAAATTCGTTGTTTTTCCCCATAGTTTCACCAAGACATTTTGAACAAGTTTCAAAAAATTTGTCTTTCATTTCTGATTTAGAAATTTTAAATGAAATACAACCTCCATTTCTATTATATTCATCTTCCCATCTTGGAGTTATATGTTCTCTCATTATAAAAAACATACCATTTTGAAATATGTCAATATATGTTTGAAATAAATCAACAAAATCTTCAACCGAATTTATTTGTGTTATCTTATGATAACTTTTCAAATCCCAATTGAAATCTAATGGATCGTGAAAATATACACACCAAACATCGTTTAAATATATCATGGTGTTTATAATAAAAGTAAATATTCTTATATGACTTATCTAATTTGAATCACTTGATACATATCCAAAATCTATATATGAATCATTTTCATATTCAATACTTTTTTTATTTGAAATAACATTAACATTATTATAAATATGTAGTATAATATGAGACAATTTTTCTTCATTGATTAAACATTGAACTTGATCAGGATTGTATTTATGTATTATATCAACCTTATCCGATTGATATTCTCTTTTTGAAACAACTACAATATCTCCAACTTCAATAACGATTCTTGTATTAAATTTTCGTAATGAACCCCTTATAATTCCAATTGCTTCAATTCCAGAATTTGTTATAAGACTAACATTACAATTTCCTAAAAGTTTTTTTACATATGCATACTCTGTATTTTCATTATCTACATTGAAATTATCAACTTTTACATGATGAAATTTTTGATGTTTTTTTTTACCACGAATACTAGCCTGATACATTTCCTTACAGTTTCTAAAGTCTGATAACTCTTATATAAATTTTATATTAGATTTATCAAAATGAGTACATTTCTTTAAATTTTTGAAAAAAATTAAAAAGTTTATAATAATATGATAATTTACAATGAAATGTACTCTTTTTCAAATCTGTAACAAAATATCGCCAGAATGAAACAAACCAAGTTTTTTATAGTCAAACATCTTGAAGATCTTCAACTATAATATCATTCGATGGTTGAGCTTCTTTTTTTTGTTGTAAAAATCTTTTCAATTTCTGAATTTTTGAATATTTATTCATATCATCTATTTTTGGATTAGACTTCTCATTATTTATTATATTCTTTATTCCACTAGTATTCTCATATTTATTTATAGCGACCTGTTTGTCAATGTCTATTTTTCGCATTTCAAATTCAAAAAATGCTTTATATTTGTTGAATTTTATGATTTCATCATTTCTTAGGTATTGTAAGACATTCACTGATTTAATAGCATCATCATATTCATTAATTTTTTCAGTTATAGTATGTATCTCATCTTCTTCTAATACATCCAATGCTAATAAATTCAAAACTTTTTGATATTTTTTATTATATTTATCTCTATATGAAATCAAAATAGCTTGACTATCTTTCAATTGTTCTAATATTTCTCTGTAGTTACGGAATCTTATTATACTACTTGATATAGTAATCACTGTACCAATGAATAAAATCACTAAATTCATTATAAATGATATGGTTTCAATACTTATAGTTGGTTGTTGTTTCGCAATGTAATCAACTATACTCAATCGTAATGCTTCTAATAATGTTGCAATTGAAGAAAGAACAAGTACAACAAGAGATATACTATTGTATTTCTTATAGATTTTATCATATGCAGCTGTTATAATGAATATTTTATCATTTACTTTTTCTTTCTCGTTTGTTATATTATTCAATAAACCTATAACAGATTCATATTGTTGATTATGTTCTATATTTTTTAAAAGTTTTTCGGTTATGAATTCGTTTTTTAACAGATGATGGAGACTATCACCTTGTTCTGTTGACATTTACCTATATTTATTTTATATTATTTATTCACTAAATGGATTATATGTTGTATCTCTTTTTTTATTTTGTTTTTCCGATGGTATATTTGTATCAATTGAAATCAAGCTCAATAAAGTATTTATTGTATCGTTACCAGACTTTTCAAGAGCAGATAACATGTCTTTATTAAAATTATCTATATTTTTACAATGATTTTCTAAGTCGTTTGAGATAGTTTTCAAAAAAGTATCCATCTAATATATATAAAGATTTTATTAGTTTATATATGTGATAATTAATTTTACATCATTGTCATAATGATAATTGAAGAATATTTAACATATCACAAATCATACAGAGAGAAATATGGTGATAAATGTATTGTTTTGATGCAAGTAGGAAGTTTTTTTGAACTATATTCAATTGAAGATGATATATCAAACTATATTTATAACATTGCTGATATTTGTCACATTCAAATATCGAGGAAAAACAAATCAATTACAGAAGTATCATTGAATAATCCACTTATGGCCGGATTCCCCATTTATACAATAAGTAAATTTACAAACATATTATTGAATCATAATTATACAATTGTTTTAGTAGAACAAGTAACTGACCCTCCAAATCCCCAGAGAAAGGTAACTGATATATTGAGTCCAGGGATGAATATCAATGTTGATGATAAAAAAAGCAATTATATGCTTCTGTTATATTTTGAAATTATTAATAATTTACCAATTGTTGGAATATCTGGTATTGATTTATCAACAGGTAATTCGTTTGTTTTCGAAGCAGGATCGTCGAAATTTGATGTAGAGTTTTCTTATGACGAAGTCTTTCGAATTATTTCTATATATAATCCTTGTGAAGTGATTCTACTTTCTGATAAACAATATTGTGATTATCATAAAACAAATATTTTGAAAAACATTAAATGTCATAATACACTTATTCACGATGTTTGGGAAAATTTTGAGTATTTGACATTAATGAAAAATATTTTATATCAAAATGATATTTTACAAAAAGCTTTTCCTAATCATAATATGTTATCCACCATTGAAAATCTAAACATCGAAAAATATCATCATGGTAGAATTGCTTTATGTTGTTTACTACAATTTGCATATGAACATAATGTAAATATTGTAAAAAATCTCAATAAACCTATAATCTTGAATGATACTAAATATTTAAACATTGAATTCAATAGTGTTCTTCAATTAAATATTATAAGTAATGATAAAAATGAAAAACCTCTTATTGATATTTTGAATAAGTGTTGTACATCTTTTGGATCTCGATATTTTAAAGATATTTTATTGAATCCAATTGTTGATATTGATATTCTCAATGATAGATATGATCAAATTGATTTTGTTTTAAATAATAACAATTTCATAAAAATTATGAAACACTTGAAGGGAATTCTTGATATAGAAAGAATCAAAAGAAAAATGATATTAGAGAAGTTTAATCCTCAAGATTGGATTGGTTTTCATACTTCAGTGGAAAATTGCATTCTTATTTTGGATAATTTCTATAATAAGTCTTCTTTTGAATATCAAGAAATGATTAATTATTATCGTAACATACTTGATTTCAATGAGGTATCTAAATATAATTTAAATGATATAAAAGGAAATATTTTTAAAGTAGGGATTTATGAAAATATAGATGAACTTGTTGTTGAATTTCAAACATATTATAATAAAATCAAATCTTTTTGTGATAAAATTAATTCAATTGATGACGGTGACAATACTTTATGTAAATTAGATTATAGCGATAAAGATGGTTTTCATATTTCAATGACAAAAAAAAGATTTGATTATGCTAAACAAAAAAATAATGATTTTATGATCGATTTCACAATCAAGTCTCAAATTGCTAACAATGTTAGAATTATCAATAAAGACATATTAAATTCATCTATGGAAATGGACAGAATCCAAAATGTTATTATTAATCAGGTTAGGAAATATTATCAAGATTTTGTGAAAACTTTTGTTCATAAATATAGTAATATAATTGATGATTTGATCATCGAAATTTGTAAAATAGATGTAGCATGTTCAAATGCTTATAATGCATATCATTATAGATATTATAGACCTAAAATTCAACAAACAGAAACATCTTTTATTAATGCAAAATATGTAAGACACCCAATCATCGAGAGAATAAATGATAATATTGAATATATTGGTAATGATGTAGATTTAAATTGTCATAAAAATGGAATGCTTTTATATGGAATCAATTCTTCTGGCAAAAGCAGTTATATGAAATCAATTGGACTAAATATTGTAATGGCTCAGGCTGGAATGTTTGTAGCGTCACATGATTTTACTTTTAATCCATATTATCATTTATTTACAAGAATTTCTGGTATGGATAATATCTATAAAGGATTAAGTAGTTTTACGGTTGAAATGTCTGAATTGCGTAATATCATGCAAAGATGTGATCGTAATAGTATTGTTTTGGGTGATGAAATTTGCAATGGGACAGAGATAATTTCAGCACTTTCAATAGTATCAAGTTCAATTGATACTTTGATTAAGAAAAACACAGCTTTTATTTTTGCAACACATCTTCATGATTTAATAAAAATCAAAACTGTAAACCAATATGTAAACAAAAACATATTTATTAAACATATTCATATATCATTTGAAGAAAATGGGGTGATTAAATATGAAAGAATTCTCAAAGATGGTAAAGGGATTGACACATATGGTTTAGAAGTTTGTAAATCTCTTGATATGCCCAATGATTTTATGAAAGTTGCAGAAAATGTTAGAAAAGAGATCGATGGTTTAGATAATATAATGTTAAACCCAAAAAAATCAAAATATAACAACAAACTTTTTTTGAATGAATGCAAAATTTGTGGTGAAAAAGCATATGATACACATCATATCGAATATCAGTGTAAAAGTGATGAAAATGGAAATTTTCAAAATTTCCATCAAAATATTAAACATAATCTTGTCGCTCTTTGTAAATCTTGTCATAAAAAAGAGCATAATGGTGAAATTTCTATAAAGGGATTTGAGGAAACTTCAAATGGATTAACTCTTAATTATACAGAAACTCCTTTTCATATAGATACTGAAAGTCATTCAATTCAAGACGAAGACATTAAAAAAATTAAGCAATACATTAAAAAAGGAAAATTACATTGGTTTTTTCGGAACAATAAAACAAACTCATTTCAAGAATGTAGCAATATTGAAAAAATTCAGAAAAAAATAAGACAGTTGTCTGGAAAAATCATTGATGTTGAAAAAATTGAACATCTTGTCTTTGACCCAATGTATTAAGTAAATAACTCAATCTAGGATTTAATATGTATGTAAAATAGATATCTTCTATTTTGTCCAGTGTGTTTTTAAGAATTATCATTAATTCGTGAAAAAACATTGTCCATAAATTGAAGTTTGTCAAATATAAAGCATCGTCTTCTAAAACATAAAAAATTTCTTTTTTAATTTCATTGAGTATTTTTATAACTTTCAATTTGGTATGTGTAACAGTCATTTATTTTTCATCAAATGTTAGCTTTATATAGGACTAATTAAAATATTACATATTTTTAAAGAATAATGACTAACCTTTATTCCCAAATTTTGGAATCAATGAAAAATAAAGAGTGTTTGTTTTATCTCAAAAGTTCCACTTTGAAACTTGGTTTACATATGATGTTAATAACCTTATTTATCTTGTTTATTATTACTTTAGCATATATTTTCAGATTTGAAAATTTACGAAATTTAATAAAAGAAAAAAGATTTTATGAAGATATTTACATTATTTCAAATGATTTCTTTCATTCCAATACTGTTTATTATAATGTTTATATTTTTACACAAATATGTTTTTGGAGTTTTTTTCTTCTCATTTATATTTATTTATACATTATCTCAAAAAAAAATGTTAACAAACAAGCATTGATACATCAATACATATCGTCGAGATTGATTATATATTGTTGTTTAATTTTATTCATTTCCAGTATATTTACATATTTGGATAATTCATATCCTGTTGATAACATTGGAGAGTTAAAAGCAAATTTTAATCAACATATTAAAGAGTATATATATAATTACATTCACAATTGTGATTATCAAGAAGAGATCAAAAATAATACAATTTGTAATTCAAATGAAAATCTAGATGCAAAACAGAAAATTGGTAATACAATTGCATTCCTCATAATAAAAAAATTAGAATATAATGAATATCTATATGAAGAATTATTAGAAATATCGTGGGTAAAAGCTATTGATTATGATACAAATACTTTATTTGATACCTCTACAATAGATCAATATAATCTAACTCAAGATGTAATATATGGTGTAAAACAAAAAGAAAAAGAAATAAATGAGTGTATATCAAAGATTAAAAAAGCCACCATTATAACTTCATCGAAACAATTTTATGCATTGATAATACAAATGATTGTTTTTATGTTAATAGCATTTGATTTGTTTCATAAGAAAAAATAATATATAAAAATAGATTAAAATGAACGAGGAACAACTCAAATATCCTTTATTAAAAAAAGTTAATATTTTTGCGATTTTCCAATCAGTAATTAATTTGTTTATTTATGGATTGGGCAAATATGGTTCATATGCATTAGTACTTGTAATTGCCTTTTTATCATTTATCAATTTTATGATAATAGTGTTTACAATTTTTTGGTATAATCTTAAGCATGATAAAGATACAATTATAAAAGAGACTTTAAAATATAAGTATTTAGAATATGTTAAATTCATTCATTGCAAAAGAAATGGGGAAAGCAGCTGTTCAGAAAGTGATGTAAATGGAGATGAAGAAAAATATTGCGATGCAGCAGATTTGAACGAACCATTGTCCTTTCTTATTTTTGCAATAAATTCACTGATTGGTTTATTAATATATTTATATATAATTTTGACAATCGGATTAATATTTTCAGCAATTATTTTATATACCATTCCAATAGTTAAAATATTTATTGAAGATGTTGATTTCGATGATGAAAAACTAACACCAGAATATGTAAAATCTTTATTTACTGCTGATATGTTTATAGGAATCATCATTGCAATTATTTTACAATTTGTTCATAAATCATTATATTCTTCAAATATTCATCCGATTTTGAAAAATATAAAGGAATACTATGACAGCTTTGACAAACATGTATATGATATAAAGAATAAAATATTCAATATAACTGATGATAACAAAAAAGCGGGTGTCGAAACAGTAGGCTTTGAGCATTTCAAGAATTTGTTTGATGAGTACAATCGTGAAAATACAAAAGATATATTTGATAAAATCCAAAATCAAGAAAATATTAGTGAAAACGAAACAATAAAAATAGAAAAAAAACAAATTAATAAAGAAAAGGTTATATTATATTTTATTCTTTATAAACACTTGTATGATGAAATTCCAGATACAGTAAAAAACAAAAAACAAGATTTGTTAGAATATTTTTTCGGAAAAAAAGAATCATCATATATCTCATTTTTCGTAGATGATAGAGGAATAACATATATTGATCCATCAATATATAAAGAATATTTACTAGTAACTGATCAAATTAAAAAAGAAATTGATGAAATTAATTTCAAATTAAGACAAATTCCAGAATTCGGAAATATTTCAGCGAATTTTATAACATATTCTTTTATTGTATTTGTGGTTGCAGTGGTTTGTTTTATATTTCACACGAATGTAATGTTTGCAAATGTTACAGATGAAGAAAAAGAAAAAATTCAAAATATTAGAAACAAATTTAGTAATTATTTACAAAGACTTCGTAACCCAGATGAATAAAAAGATAAAAATCGGATATGATAATCTAATGAAAAATTCTTGAGTATCGGATAGAGAATTCTCAGATAAATACTTTGATAAATAACAGTTTATTACTTTGTCCAATGCTATTGCAAGAAGAATTACTAATGAAAAAATTCCAAGTTTAATAACTTCATTTCTTTTGAAAACCATTCTATCCCAGAAAGAATAAGATGGTGTATATTGTCTTCTAGATTGTACAGGTTGAACTTGTTGCATCTGTTGCAACATGGGTTGTGTAGGTTGTTGAACATTTTGCTGTTGGTTTACTGGAGGTTGTATAGAATTTGCATATTCTGGTTGAGAACCAAATTCTTGTTTTTCGTCTTGGTACATTTGCTGATCATTGTCTGAAATTCCACCATATACTTGATCTAATTCAGCCATTTTATATATATTGTACTATATTATATAGCTATATTTTTTATCTTCTTTTTATTTAAAGAAAGAATGGTAAAAATAAATTATTTTTATATAACAAGTCTTATCTCAATTATTTCAGTTTTTGTATTTATAGGTTCATTTAAAAAAAACAAAAAGATCGTTGAAAAGTTTTCTTTGAATATTCTTACAGATGAGGAAAAATCATTTGTGAACGAATTAAAAAATACTGAATACTCAAAAATTTTGGATCTTGTGAAAAACAAAAACATGACCAAATCAAAAATTGACAAACTAATTAAAAAATTATCAGAAGAAAAAGACAAAACCGAACCAGTATATGAAGTTCCTGATAAAACCTATTTATAAATCATCTTCTGAAGAATCTTCATAAGAGCTGTCATCTTCATAAACTGTTTCTATTTTTGATCTTAAATATTCAAGTTGTTTGTCATTATTGATTTCTCGTTTTACAGTTTCATATGCAGTTTGGTTATTTTTATTTATTATTCCCGATGGACTAAATTCTAATTCGCGTTTTTTATAGATTTCCAAATTATCTCTCGATAAGTCTTCTTCATCTTCATCAGAATCACCTTCTTTATCTTCTTGTTTGTACATATATTCAATAAAGTTTGGATTATATTCAGGGTTTAATATAGAATTTGAAACTGTATTATGATATTGTGGTTCATAATAATAAATAGCAAAAGTCAAATTATGATTAACCCCTTTAAAATCATATAATTCACCGTTATTTGTTTCAAATCTAAATGTTAATTTTGCTAATTTTCCAATGGGATGAAATTCGCGCAACGGAACTTTCATAAATGTTGTTTTTTCATCATTATATCCGTAACTATTAATTCGGATTTTTGCAAGTCCTAAGCTGTATTTTGAATATGATAATGATCTATATAAATGTTCTTCTATTTCCGGACATTTTAATATAAGATACTTAAATCCAAGTAAATACATCATACCAGGCGAATTTATTCTATATGTTCCATCATCTTGTTTAATACTGAAAAATAGTTTTTCACAACCTGGTAATTTATTCATAGGTTGAAAAGCATAATTTGTTTTATTTTTTTCATTATCAATTGTGTGTAAATCGAAACCTAAAACTTCTGCAATTGTGGATTGTTGCATATCCAAAATAAAAGATTTTGATGATAAGAAATATATACGATTTGTCAAATCAATTGGGGTACTATAGGAAATGATATTTAAATCATATTCTTGTAATAAAGATCTTATTTTCTCAATTAAGGTTTTTGAAGTATAATCACCTGGTGCTATTTCAATCATTTGAAAGTTTGATTTGTCATATGAATATTCTCCATTTTCATCCAGAATTGGTTCCAATATATCATCTTCATTTTCTAAAATTTGGAAAAAAAGTTTATTATTATTATCATCAATATTATACATTGTCTTTGGTATACTTGCATCTAATAGTTCCATTCCAATTACATATTTAAAAGGTGTTTGAAATTCAATAGAGTATTCAGATGGATAAGGATATATTCTTCTATCTCTACTACTGCTATCAACTAAAAATGTGTAAGATTGTCGAATACTTTGTTTTTTAAGATAATTTATATCTTCTATAGACATTATAGAGTGTGTATATAGATATTCTTAAATGTATCGTTTACTTATTATAATGTTTTTATTTATACTTATTCTATCGTTTATTATGTTTTTTTCTTATAAGGAAAATTTTTCAAACACTGAATTACATGTAAAAACCAGACCTTGTGAAATATTTTTAACCGATGATCCTCAACAGTGTAAAATGCTTCATAAAACTTTCAAATTGGGAAAAATACAATTAAATATTTTAAAAGACAAACTTCAAAAAGAAGAGTTTTATAGTCATCTCGTTGAATATATTGATAATATTTTGAAATTTAAAGATTTGAATTCCTGTAGTATCAAATTAGACGATGTTCACGAGGTCCATAGTAAAGATGAAACAATTTACGAAAGACAAAATATTGATTCCAAAAAATATGACAAAAATTCGTTAGAAGGTTATTGTTTTTTTGATTCAAAATCTTCTGATGAAATTTTAGATAAATATAAAAATATTATTGATACAGATTCTATTGAAACTATCAATCATCTTGTAGATATCAATAATAAAGATATAACTCAATATAATATATTTAAAATCAAAAAAGATCAATTACAAATTTGTCATAATAAAGAAATTAATATATCTGATAAATCTACATTTCTCAAAATTTCTTGTGATTATATTGATCATGAAATTAAAATTATCAATATTAGTATTGTAGTATTCGATAAAAAAAGTAATAAAATGGATTATTTATCTGATGAAAATGTGATGAAAAAATTTAATAAGCGATATACATCATTGTTATATAAAAATAATTCAATTGTAAAAGAATTTATTGATCTCAAATCTCCTGTTTATAAAATAGTATTTAATAATTGTAATCAAATAGATGATTTTGATGTTTCTATGATTACAATAAATTTGAAGGATCTTAATATGGAAAATAAATTAGTATCTCCATTTATAAAATTCACAGAAGATGTTGAAAAAAAAGAGGAATCAGATGAGAAAAAAGAACGGAAAAAAGAAAATATCAAAACTGAAATTAGAAACTCTGAAATAAGTAGATTATTGAATAATACTATCAAAAAAGCAGAGGAAGAACTTCTTAACATTAAAAATAAATATATTGAATATGATATTTTATCAAAAAATAACACAAAAGATGAGGAAAATGAACATTATCATCAAAAAGAAAAAACATTGAGATTGTCGAATTTAGAATTAGACGAAAAGCAGAGAGAATTTTTAGATATTCAAAAAAATGCATTAAATGCTAAAATGAATATTGTAAATGATACAATTGAATTAGAATATTTAAAAGATAAATCAATTGGTATAAAACTACCTTTTTGGAAATATTCTCATTTATTTTCAAATGATGATTGTATATATATAAATTTCTAACCAAATAAAGTCATTCTTAGTGATTTATCAGTTTGATCAATATCAATATGTGGAATTTTATTATTTTCAATGATAAATGATGTGATAAAGTTTTGATTTAAGTTATAATTTTTCAAAAAATTCTCATCATTTAATAACAATATTGTCTTAAATATAATATAACAATATGCATTGGTTTTTTCGTACCACTCGTGCGTTCCTTGTAAAATTTTTATCTTATTGCTTTGTTTTATTGAGTGATCTTTCTCGAGATTCAAAATGATTTGATATGGTATTTGAGTTTCAAATGACATGAACTTTGAGTGAAATATTGTTGCAAAAAACTCAACAACAGCTTCGTTTGGTATTAGTTTTGTTTTGTGAGAAATATTAAAACATTGTTTCAATCTTCTTATATTATTTTCATTATATTCATCGATATGAATCATATTACAATGGTGTAATATTTCGTGTAGAACTGTTTTGGATAACTCTTCTTCACGAAATATAAATATTTTTTCAGATTTTAAAAAGGTAAAACCTCCATTAATATTCTTACAATCTAAAATCTCATTTTTTAACGGTAAATATCTTTTTTCAGGATATAACACTATATGAATGTCGAAATTTATTTGCATATCAAAGTATTTTGTAATTGTTATACAATTTTTCAAAACACTATATAATTTTGTGGATGGGATATTGATATTATCAAGATAATATATATGTAATGTTATATTATGTGATTTGAGAAATAAATATTTATTACAAGATACAACAAAATCCTTTACTATATTCCAACAAAAATATGAATCATTATAAAAATATACAATATCATCCGGGACTTTTTGATTATAATATTTTTGTTGTATATCACTTAGATCTATTTTTTGATAAATAGTTTTTAACTTTTTATTATCAATCATTTTGATAATCAAAAAATGATTGAGCTTCTCTAATAACTATCAATATAAAAGAATTATTCTTCAATTTGTAACTTGCATCAATCATTTTTTCAGACATCATTTTAGCGTGTATTTCGTCATTAATATTATCACATTTTTGAGATTCTTTGTACCAATGTAAAGATCTTGTTACAAAAAGATCAGAAATAATGGTTTTTATATCAAATTTCATTTTTTCATTTTTTTTATCATTTTTCCAAACATTGTCATTGTTATCATAATATGTCCATTGTTTATCTCCTATATATTTATATTTATCTTTAAAAACTTTATGTACAATAAGAGATACATCATAATGCGTTAAGTTATAGTTGCATTTATCAATATAATCATTAATATCATTAATCATAATGAAAAAAACAATACTTAATTTATAAATAGATTAATTTTTTATATTGATAATTGTAGAGTATATATGAATTCATTTGATATATTAGATGTTTATTTCAATGATCATAAATATCCATTTACAGGACATCATATCGATAGTTTTCGCAAACTTATAAAAACATACATTCCTGAAATTATCAAATCTTATAATCCAATTACAATGATCAAATATGACGATTTGAATAACATTAGAATGAAAACGGATATTTATATTGGGGGTAAAAATGGAGATGAGATTTTTATAGACAGACCAATAACATATGAAGATGGTGATGCTAAATTAATTACACCAAATGATGCAAGATTGAAAAATCTGACATATGAAAGTAATATGTATGCAAATATTCTTATAGAAATAACTGATGTTGATAATAATATAATTCAAAAGAATTTCAAAAGAGTTGCATTCGGAAGTATCCCAATTATGCTTCATAGTGATATTTGTATGTTAAATAGTCAAGGTTACGAAGTATTAAGAAAATTGGGAGAATGTATATATGATACTGGTGGATATTTTATTATTGATGGTAAAGAAAAAGTAATTATATCACAAGAACGTATAACAACTAATAGACTATTTATAAGTAAATTGAAAGAAGATGATCAATATAGTCATAAAGCTATGATAAGATGTACAGCAGATTCTGGTGAAAATATGTTATCTCCAAAAACCGTACAATTTATGGTTGTTAAAGACAGAAAAAATATATCATTAAATAATGAAAATGAAGATGAAGAAAATGATGAAAAAAAACATATAATTAAATCACCTGGTAGAATATTGGTAAGTCTTCCTTCTATTAATACAAATATTCCACTTGTATTATTTTTTAGAGCATTAGGAATTGAAAGTGACAAGGATATATACGAAGCAATATTTGGAGTAAATAATAGTGAAGTCGAAGATAAGTTTTTTCAAACTTTTATCAGACCTTCTATTGTAGATAATGATTTCGCAATATATACACAAGATAAGGCAATTGAATATTTGAAATCTCTTGTTAAATATCAATCAATAGATCAAGTAAAATATATTTTGACAATGGATGTATTTCCTAATATTCCTCATTTTAAAAATAAGGGGAAATATTTAGGTTATTTAATAAAACAAATTTTTAACACTGTTAAGGATGTATCTCCTCCAAGTGATAGGGATAGTTATGTTTATAAAAGGGTTGATATAAGTGGTTATTTATTAGCCGAATTATTTCACGAATCTTATGCAAAATTAAGTAAATTTATTAGAGATAAAATGGATAGTATGTATCATTATGGAAGTTGGAATCAAAAACAAGATTATAATGATTTTATAACCGAACAAAATATATACAAAATTATTCCACATCTATTAATTGCTGAAACTTTTACAAAGTCTCTAAAAGGAATGTGGGGATTAGCAAGTAGTGAAGATCCTGAATTGGGAAAAGTCCAAGATTTATCTAGAATAAGTTATATTGGATATTTATCACATCTTCGAAGAGTTAATATGCCACTTGATAGAAGTATTAAAATTACTAGTCCTCATAAATTACATTGTAATCAATATGGTATAATGTGTCCATTTGAAACTCCTGATGGAGCATCTGTTGGATATCTTAAAAATCTTGCATTTTTAACAAAAATAGCAGCAGGAACAGGTGTTCAAAATATCAAGGATTGTTTAATTGACTTATCTGTGATACCTATTGAAGATTATTTAAGTCCTTATGATAAAAGTCTTGGAAAAGTTTTTATAAATGGATCACTTTATGCTATTACAAGAACTCCCCATATTCTATGTAGAACTTTGAAATTATATCGTCGTAATAATCTTATTAATATATTAACTTCAATATCTTGGAATATTAAAGATAATGAAATAAGAATATTAACAGAAGCTGGAAGACCATCGAGACCTCTTATTATAGCTGGTAAATCTATTGAAAAATCTTCAAATTGGTTTGATCTCGTTGTTGGAAAAACTTTAAAAATGACGAATGAAGAAAAAAGTGATGAAATATATTATAAGGATCATTATATAAATCCAAGAACAATATTCAAAGGATTAACAGATAATGAAATCCTAGAAAAACTTGAAAAAAATTCAGCTTCTATTGAATTTTTAGATGTTGAAGAATCTGATACTTGTTACATAGCGATGAATGAATCAGAATTGACGAATTTTCATACACATATTGAAATTCATCCTTCAACTATGATGAGTGTTGTTAGTGCTAATATTCCTTTTTCAAACCATAACCAATCTGCTAGAAATGTTTTCCACGCTGCTCAAAGTAAACAGGCTATTGGTACATATGCTACGAATTTCAATAATAGATTTGATACTATGTCATATGTTTTACATCATCCTCAAAAACCTATAATCAGTACACAACTATCACAATATACTTGTAGTGATGATATCCCAAATGGTTACAATGTGATAGTTGCCATTATGACATATACTGGATACAATCAAGAAGATAGTATTATTATCAATAAAAATAGTGTCGAACGGGGGTTATTTAATCTTTCATATTATAAATCCATTACAGCAACTGCAAAAGAAATTTCTCCAAATGAAAAAGTGATATTTGCCAATCCTATCGAATATAAAAATAAGGGTCTTAATGTAAAAGGTATTAAACATGCTAATTACAGTTTACTTGATGAAAATGGGTTTATAAAAGAACAATCTTATGTTCCTAAAGGACAAAAAGTTGTTGTTGTTGGTATGTTAAATGTGAAAGAAGTTTATAAAGAAGTTAAGAAAGGGGTTTTTATGGAGTATGAAAAGGAATTTATTTATACAGATGTGTCTATCACAACTGATCATACTTTATATGGTATTGTGAATAAGGTGTATTTTTCAGAAAAGTCTATTGGAAACAATTCGTCTATTTGTAAAGTCAGATTTTTGAAAATAAGAAAGCCTGAATTTGGAGATAAACACGCATCGAGACATGGTCAAAAAGGTGTTATAGGTATGATTCTTTCTGAAGAAAATATGCCTTTTACTAAAGATGGTATTCGCCCAGATATTATCATAAATCCACACGCTATTCCATCTAGAATGACTATTGGTCATTTAGTTGAATGTGTTTTTTCGAAATTATGTTGTTTAAACGGATCTATTGGAGACGGATCTGTTTTCATTAATTTTGAAGAAAACAAAATTTATAACAAATTGGAAAAATATGGTTTTAATAGTCACGGTAATGAAATTCTCTATAATGGTTTTAATGGACAACAGATTCACACTGAAATCTTTATTGGTCCGACTTTTTATTTTAGACTTAAACATATGGTTGATGATAAAATAAATTCAAGAGGCCTTGATAGAGACAAAAATGAATTACCTAAAGTTATGTTAACAAGACAGCCTACTTCAGGTAGAAGAAAGGGTGGTGGTTTGAGAATTGGTGAAATGGAAAGAGATAGTATTTTAAGTCACGGAACTTCATTATTTATCAAAGAAAGTATGATGGAAAGATCTGATTTATATCATTGGGCTGTATGTAAAAAATGTGGGGTCCAATGTATATTTAATCCTTCTGCTAAAAATAGAATAATCAAATGTCAGTTATGTAATGACGATGATATTGCTGTGATCAAAACACCTTATTCATTTAAATTATTTTCTCAAGAACTTGAAAGTATGGGGGTATCAATGAAATTGAATACTGAAAATATTGATTTACCATATGAAAGAGGTATTGATAATTGTTTAAATGATGATGTATTTGACAATTATGATATGAATGTAATAAATGAAATTATTCCAGAAGAACCCGATTTTATGATAGGAGGGAATACTGAAATTGATGGTGGTGATATTAGTGGTGGAGAAATCGATGGGAGTGATATGAGCGGGGGTGAAATGGATTATTGTGATATTAGTCAAGGTGAGATGGATAGTAGTGAAATTAGTGGTGGAGAAATTGATGGTGGTGATATGAGCGGGGGTGAAATTGATGGTGGTGATATGAGCGGGGGTGAAATTGATGGTGGTGATATGAGCGGTGGTGAAATTGATGGTGGTGATATGAGCGGTGGAGAAATTGATGGTGGTGATATGAGCGGGGGTGAAATTGATGGTGGTGATATTAGTAGTGGAGAAATTGATGGTGGTGATATTAGTGGTGGAGAAATTGATGGTAGTGATATTAGTGGTGGAGAAATGGATGGTGGCGAGATTAGTAGTGAAGAAATTGATGGTGGTGATATGGACTGTGGCGAGATGGATGGTGGGGAATTAAATAGTGAAATGGATGTTGCTGAAAATAAAAAAGTTATTTATATTAATTAATATTTTTTTTAGTTATTATCATTAGATACATATACAAATAAATTATGGATATTATTATGCCAATATTATTTCTCATATTTTTTGTAATAATTGTTTTAATTGTTGCATATCTTGTATATGATTATATGAATTATAAAAGCAATGTTGACAAATCAATCAAAATAGCGTCATCACAGATAAATCAAGAATTTGAAAAAGTTATTGAAAATGTTGATACATATTCTAGTAATATTGTTACAGTTGATGAAAAAATTCATAATTATGATAACTCTTTGAAAAAGTTTTTTAGTTTTAACGATGAAAATAATAATGTAATTACCAATGAAAAAATGTTTAATCATGCGTTTGATGGTATAATTCCAAATCTTGAATTGATTTCTCAAGTTAATGCTATCAGTGGTTTAAGTATCAAAACATCAACTGAATTGATAAATGATAGAAACTTGAAAATATGTAATGATGCCGATAGTTGTGTGAATATGAATGTTAACACAAACGGGTTTCAAATAACACCAAACAGTGGAGTAAATAATATTTCCATAAATGATAATGATAAATTCCCCTTAGCTTCATTTGATTTGGCACATAAATCAATATATTTGGGAGGTGATAATGAAAATAATTCACCTCTTTATATTCAAAATGACGAAGTACATATTAAAAATGCAAAAATGTACAGAGGAAATTCTGGAGATTATTTAACCCCTGCAGAAATAAATAATAAATTATCATTAGTTGATTCCCAAACAGATCAGCATCAAGCGATCAATACATTAACAAATCGTATAACAACTAACGAAAATGATATAACAAACATAAATAATAATATAACAAATATAAATAATAATTCAGTAATTGTTTATTATTCATTTATTCACGATACCGCTGGTAAAAAAATTGAAATTTCGTTTGTTATTAATAATAAAGTTGAAATAAAAGCAGAAAAAACTATTCAATTTCCTTTGAATAAATCAATAATTAATCCTTATACATTGACGACAACACCGTCTGCGACAACACAATCTGCGACAACACAGTCTGCGACAAAACCATTTGATTATATAAAATTGAACAACGTTAACACTGAAAATATAACTATAGATGTTGAAAATACAACTGCAAATTATGTGATAAAACTGAATATAATTAATGATAATATACCAGCCAACAGTTTCATTGCATTTAAAAACACAATACAATATGATGGTGGAGATACATCATATACCATTGTAATGGATAAAAATTCAAGATCATCCGGTGTTATTAATGGTAATATCATATAAACTATATATATTCTTAAAATTCAATTATGCTTTCTAGTGCATCTTAAATGAAATTTAAACACACTTTTGTTTGTTTTTTTCCGCTTTTTAATATGAAAATAAAAAGGAGTACATTTCTTAATAATTTTGTAATTTCATTATGGTTTTATAATTTTCATAGATTTTTAAAAGAAATGTACTCTTTTTCAATTTTGAACACATTTTATAACCTCTTTTATTTTTGATAGAACGGTGTTATACTTCTCATTATCTGTTTTATTGTATATTATAAACAATTTATTTCGTATATGATCATATTTATCCGTATCTTTTATTTCATTTAATAATTTTATTTCATTGTTGTCACAATACATGAGAAGCACTTCTGTATTGTCTTTCATAAGATTGGTAGACAGTAGACCTATATCCTTTTCTTGCCAACAATTGTCTTCCAATACTTGACATTTGTTATCATTTGTATATTTAATATTATTGTTTTCTGGAAAGTTTTTATCAAAATGTTTCTTTTTGATATACAAAGGTACAGTGTTTGTTCCAGATTGTAACATCTTCATTATTTCTTCATGTGAAATATGATCTATTCTTTCGGATCCAAAGTTGTTGATAATAATATTGTTTTGTATATTATTTGTTGTATTATTATTTGTTATGTTATTTGTTATATTTTGAACATTCGGTGTTCGCGCATGTATTATACTTCTTGCTTGGCATTTATTTGCTTTTATATGTCTTGATTTAGCCTGTTTTGTTGTAAAGGAAATCATACATCTCGGGCATGTCAAGTTATCAACTTTGTTACAAACTTTCTCATGATTATGTAAATGTTTTAATGTCTTGTATACTTTATTACATTTTTTACAAAGTATATTATTTGGGTTGACCTTTTGTCCATTTGGGTTGACCTTTTGTCCATTTGGGTTGACCTTTTGTCCATTTGGGTTGACCTTTTGTACTGTTTTGGAAAGTTCATTATTTTCAAATATTTTGTCTTTGTGTTTAGCAGCATGGTGTCTTTTCAAATCAAAACGACGGTTTGTACTATATAAACAAAATGTGCATTTATGTGTTTTTTCTGCGTCATTTTGCGTCATTACTATATTTGGTGTACATATTTATTCTTTAAATGTAAAAATCGCATCAGAAAAATAAATTTACTGCGTTTTTGACCCCCTCTCTCCCCCCCCTGTCTCTATGACTTATAGAAAAATGTCTTTTTTTCCGCTTTTTAATTTTGAACACATTTTATAACCTCTTTTATTTTTGATAGAACGGTGTTATACTTCTCATTATCTGTTTTATTGTATATTATAAACAATTTATTCCGTATGTGATCATATTTATCTGTATCTTTAATCTCGTTCAATAACTTTATTTCATTGTTGTCACAATACATGAGAAGCACTTCTGTATTGTCTTTCATAAGATTGGTAGACAGAATACCTATATCCTTTTCTTGCCAACAATTGTCTTCCAATACTTGACATTTGTTATCATTTGTATATTTAATATTATTATTTTCTGGAAAGTTTTTATCAAAATGTTTCTTTTTGATATACAATGGTACAGTGTTTGTTCCAGACTGTAACATCTTCATGATTTCTTCATGTGAAATATGATCTATTCTTTCAGATCCGAAGTTGTTGATAATGATCTGATTGTTGTTTGTTACACAATTGTTGTTTGTCGTGTTGTTTGTTATGTTTTGAATGTTTTGAATATTTGGTGTTCTAGCATGTATAATGCTTCTTGCTTTGCATTTGTCTGCTTTTATATGCCTGTTTTTATTATTTCTATGTGTAAAAGAAATCATACATCTAGGACAAGTAAGATTATCAATCTTTTTACATTTTAATTCATGTGTTTTCAAATGTTTCAAAGTTTTATAGATTTTGTTACATTTTTTACACAAGAATTTATCCATGATGTCATTTTGTCCATTTGGGATGTCATTTTGTCCATTTGGGATGTCATTTTGTCCATTTGGGATGTCATTTTGTCCATTTGGGATGTCATTTTGTCCATTTGGGGGGACATTTTGTACTGTTTTGGAAAGTTCATTATTTTCAAATATTTTGTCTTTGTGTTTAGCATTTTGATGTCGTATTAGATTACATTTTACATCAGTTTTATAATCACAAAAACGACATTTAGTGAAGGGAAACGGCATTTTTATCAATATACTACATATATGGTACTTTTTTATTTATCTTTTTATATCGTTTTCAGACCATAAAAGATAAATTTATCACCCCTCTCTCCCCCCTCGACCTCCTATGATCATTTAAATAAACAGTTTTTTTTGGTTTTTTAAAAACATATCTTTTTTATATTTATTTATTAAAAGGATGAATAAAACTTTATTCATAATAATAATATGTATTTTAGGTTTGTATATTTATCTTTACAATACAATGTGTTTTAAACAAAAAATGGAAGAATTTTTTATTGAAAATTTTGAAAATCAAGAATCAACACTGTCAATGTTCAATTCTGGTTATGATTTTCATCGTGATTCGCAAAGTTATTATAATTTCCCTAAATTGAAAGATGTCAAACATGATTATCCTCTTTTAACATTTGGATGTATACAACATAAACCCAATGATGAAACTATTCATAAATATTTAAATGAAAACTTTTTTGTATCATCATTTGAATTCTTCTCTCTTTCATTTAATGATATAGCTGACAAAATTTTACAAGATGTAAAAAAAAACAAAATTTATTTTCAAGAAAAACACGAGATCGACACGCCTATATATATTATTATATACCAATCTCCCTTTTTCAAAGTTCATGATAGACATTTTTATATTAGAGAAGACACTTTAATAGATACCGCTTCTTCATTTGAAATGAAAGGTGAAAATGTTGATATTGGAAAAAGAGAAATCTTTACTAAAATACACATTGTTTATACAGGATATGTCTATTATGAAGATGAAGATAAGATTTTAAAGAAAAAAAATGGAAATAATATTTTCATAAATTTTATGAAAGATAAAATCAAAAGAAACAAATTATGTCAGATAAAATGTAACAATTCATCATTATATGAATGTGGTTGTATGAATAAAAATGTCAACAATAATAATTCAGAATATGAAAGTATATGTGTTGATATGAATAATAAAAAATATGATTATGCGATGATATATACATTAAACAAATATAATAGTGTATTTCAAAGCTTAATAAAATAACTTACTTAATCATCTTCATTGATGAATTCAACCTTCTTTTTCTTTTTAATATCTTCGATAGGAAGATGCTTACATTCTTCAACAAGATTCCAGAAAGATTGAATTTTTTCACAAGTTATTTTCCATTGTTCTTTATCAAAATTTACTCGCTGAATATTCATTTCCAATAATTTCCAAGGAGTATATTTCACAAACTCGAGATCAATTTCTGTATTATTTTTTTGTTTTTCTTGAATATTTAAGACCGATTCGAATGGTTTCAAATCAGGATCAGAATATATATATGAAAATTCATTAGTAATTCTATTTTTAAATTCAGCAATAACACCATGATTGACAGTAATATCATTATTAACCATAGCTAAATATTCATCAAAATTAACAAAATCTTTGAAATTACATTCAATATAATCACAATCTTCTAAACAACAAGTTGCTAATTGACCTTGAATCTGCATATAATATTTATTTGGTATATTACCATCTTTGATTTTTCTAGAATATGGGCATTTTATTTCAATCATTATCCCATGTTCATTTATACCATCAGGTGACGCACCGAAATGATCTTGGTTTTCATCAATTATTAATCCGAATTCATAGATTTTAAGGTTATTTCTCTGTTGTGAATAACATCTTGATGCCATTTCCTCAAACATTGTTCCCCATTTTAATGCAGGTATAGCAGAATATACAGTATTATCAATTGTAACACCAGCTTTCTTCCTTGCTAACCTCATACAATTCTTGCTTATAGCATCTTCTAAATCAGAAGCAGTCAATATATTTTTTCTAGCTTCAAGCCATTCTATTGTTCTTTGTTTCAAAATAGGTTTCTGAATTAAAACATTTAATTGTTGAATATAACATTTTAGATTTTTATATCTTTCATTTACCTTTTTCTTAGTATATTGGTTAATTATTTCATGTGTGTAATCAATCTTTTGATTATTTTTTATAAAACTATATAAAACATCATCTAATTTATTCAATTCAATTGTATTTTTAGAGTTTACGATCTTCATTATGCTTTTAACTCTATTCTTTTTTATACCCTTTTTTTTCATTTCTTTGTCAAACTTGACAGAATTTTATTAGTGCTATAATCTAATTTATCAACATCATCGGTCATTTTTTTATTTTTTGTTTTGTTTTTATAAATATTCAATAATTCATTTTTTTTCTGTTCAAAAATTTCATCAATCTTACTATTCATTATGTTATGAATATATATTTTAAAACCCTTCATTTTTTATTTATTCCACAATTGTTTTAATTTTCATTTCCATATTAACAATATCTATATAATGATATTCATTTCTACCATATGCTCTAGAAATACCTGTATCAGTAAACCATATTTTATTATTAAGTAAACCAATTTTATCAACAGTTGTATGTCCTAAAAAAATATATTGACAATTCAACTTATTCAAAATATATTGAGTGTCTTCCTCTGAATCTAAATTGCGTGTCCATAAAATTCCATTTTCTCCATTCACGATTTTATCAAATATTTCTCTATCTTCTTGTTTCACTACATTATTGATCATATAGTTCTTCCATATTGTATTCAAATAACTTATATCTTTATCATATTTATTCAAAATATCTAAATGATCTTTAGTTATTCCTGCATGGCAAAAGAATAATGAACCAATTTTCAAGACAATATTTCTGGATCCAAGAATAGATGACAGTGATCCTCCTGGCATAAAACTTACATTTCTATTATTTACCTTACTTTTTTCAGAAACATATGAGAAATTTCCCATTGTATTCATCAATTCGTGATTTCCAATAAGGGATAAAAGTCTCCCACCTTTGCTTTTAGCAATATTATCTATACTATGTGAAAAATGTAAAACAGAAATATCATCCATCACTTCCCAATTTTCTAGATTATTTCTATTTAAACTATCTACCTGATCACCCATTTGTACAACATAAGTATTTTGTGGTTCAGCAATCCATTCTAAATCATTATTTATCACCTTAGCATCAATTAGAATTTTTTTGAATCTCTTTATATCTCCGTGTATATCACCTATAATAATTAATCGTTTAACCTCATTGAATTCATATACATTTTCATCATTGATCATATTGTAATATTTATAATAATTAATTGTTTATATATTATAAGAAGATATCTTTTATGAATACTAAAAAAATAAGTAAAAAAAGTGAATGTATAAGAAATGTTTCGAATATTTCGCTTTATAAAGATGTAGATCGTATTGATAATAAAAAGTTGAATATAGATAGATTTGTTGAAAAATTGGACAAAACATCACCTAAAGTAAAAGAATTAATAAATACAATAAATCTTCTAGATGATCAAGATCTAGAAAAAAAACAAAATCTCTATAAACATGTTATATATACAGATACCAAAAAAGCATCATCTGGTGTAAAATTGATTGCAACAGCATTAATTGCAAACGGGTTTACAAATGTTTATGATAGTAAAATGAAAGTATTTGATGATTTATACGAAAATGAATATTGTAATTTTGCATTATTGAGTTCAGGAACTGTTTATAATAAAAAACTTCCTATTACTTTAAAAAAAAATATTGCTCAAATTTTCAATAATAGAAAGAAAAATACAGACGATAACAATATGAAATTTAATAATATTAATGGGAAAAATATACGATTTATTATAATAGATAATGGTTATAAGGAAGGGATAGATTTATTCGATGTAAAATATATTCATTTACTGGATCCATTATTAACATCCGCAGATGAACAACAAGTTATTGGAAGAGGAACAAGATTTTGCGGTCAAATGGGTCTAAATTTTGACACACAATATGGTTGGCCACTACATGTTTTCAAATACGATGTATTACTCAATGAATCGTTGCAAAAACAATATAATGCTAGTTCTATTAACGAATTATTTATTACAAAAAGTGGTATAGAACTTGAAAAATTAGCATTTAGTAAAGAATTAGAATCTGCTACAATTTATGGAGCCGTTGATTATGAATTGACTAAGAATATACATGGTAGAGAAAATACACAAAATCAAGAAATAACAAATAACATATATTTCAATTATAAAGATAATCTAAATTCAGAATTAGTAAAACAGAGTTCATTACAATTTTTTGGAGGTAATACTGGACAATTTAAACAAATGAGACAATATATTCGAAATAACTTTTCAGATTATGAATGGGATAAAATTACTTTTACAAATAAATGCAATATTCAAAAAAATAAAAGATATATTGATTTCACACCTTCTCAAAAATTTATTACAAAATATTTTGATCATAAATCACAATTTAAAGGATTATTTCTATGGCATTCTGTTGGAACTGGTAAAACTTGTTCTGCAATTTCAATTGCATCAACAGGTTTTGAACCACAAGATTATACTATATTATGGGTAACAAGGCATACTTTGAAAAGTGATATATGGAAGAATATGTTTATAGATGTTTGTTCCGCAGATATGAGACAAAGACTTAAAGAGGGTAAAAAAATACCTAAAGATGCTGTTGAAAACCCTTTCAAATATCTTTCTAAAAATTGGATTCAACCAATGAGTTATAAACAGTTTTCAAATATGTTGTCAAATAAAAATGAGTTATCTAATTTAATGAAACGCAGAAATGGCACACATGATATGTTGAAAAAGACATTAATTATAATCGACGAGGTTCATAAATTGTTTTCAACAGATCTTCCTGTAATTGAAAGACCAGATTATAAGGTTATTAAAGAAATGATAAGGAAATCTTATCAAATTTCAGGAAATGATAGTGCTCGTGTTCTTTTGATGTCTGCGACTCCATATACAAATAATCCAATGGATATTATTAAATTCATAAATTTATTGAGAGAAGATGATTTACCAGAAAACTATGAAAATTTTAGTAAAGAGTTTTTAGAAAATGGTGAATTCACACAAAACGGTATAGTAAAATATTTAGATTCAATTTCACCATATATTTCTTATTTGAATCGTGAGAAAGATGTGCAACAATTTGCTTATCCTATATATTATGATATAAATGTACATATGTCGGTAAAAAGTAAAAATTTACAAAAAGAAATGCAAGATTATATAGAAAAATTAAAAGCAAACATTGATTTATTGAAGAAAACTGAGTTGAAGGATAAAACAGAAGAAGAAGTTTTGGAAATACAAAAAAATATAGATTCGCACCAAATAGCTATTACAGAAGCAAAACAGAAACTAAAAGATATCAAGAATGGTATAAATGAAGATGAAAGTCAAGAATATGCATTGGAAAAGTGTTTCAGCAAATAAAAACATTTATTAATAATAGAAAAAATAATGACAAATTTCGAAAGTTCAACAATGGCATTATTAGGTAAAATGACAGTAGGTGGTTCTCCACCAAAAAAAACTACCAAGATTGTTACCAAGAAAACTACACAAAATTCTAAAAAACCAAAAAAAACTGTAAAGAATGCATCAAATAAAAAATGATCTTGATTGTATCCTTTTTTTAATATTCATTAAATAATAGATAAATGAATGTCAATAAATCAAGGAGATAAAGCAAAATGTCAAAAAGATATTCAGGAAGCCTTAAAAGATTATGATAGTTTGCAAAATAAAGACAAACAAAATATTGAAAATGTAATAAATTCTACGAACATTTCGTTTTTAGAAAAATTCAAATCACTTTATGAAACTGTTTACATTTATATCATAGTATTGTTAATATTTTTGTATTTATTATTTACAAATTTCACATCAATATTGAATATGAAATGGTATATTGATTTTTTTAAATTAAATAATGCAATATGTCTTCAAAATTCTGTTTCAGGACTTGAAATAGAAAGTCTGCGATACAATTTATCACATTTCATAAAAACAAAATATCATAATATCAAATCGTCATTCGTTTTTTCAAAAAAACTTATCGAATACTTCTTTATTATAATATCAACATTAATGATAATATTTTCTTACTATAAACCATATGGAATATTTGTCACTATTATAGTAATTTTATTGGGTTTTGTTTATTATCTGATGTCATCATATATCAAAAATTGTTTTAGCGATATAGATGCAATTTTACTAAACCAAGACAGTGACATAAATGTGTATCAAAATACATTCACGATTTTAAATGCATTGATTAAAGTAAGTGAAATACAAAATGATGTATTTGAAATAAATAATAATAAGTTTAATATCGAAAATAAGACTTTGGACAAAATCATTGAAAATAACATTGCATCATATTATAATCTTTCTGTTTCTGCTAAAGTTCTTGAGATTAAACAAAAAGCATATGAAGATTTGGATTTCCTAAAATTTATTATATTGAATAAAGAATCTTTACATTATTTGAAATATTTCGAAGATATATATTTCAAAGAAGTTGTAGATAATAGATTTAAAGACGAACACGATGAGTCTTTTGAAAAAAGAATTTACATCAAAGATATTATGAAGAATACAGTAGATTTTGATGTTATAAAGAATAATTTTAAGAAAATATTAAAGATTTTACAAAGTTTTAACGATGAAGAATTACCAAAAGAATTCAGAGATATTTCAGATTATATTGAAAATTATTTACCAATCATTGAAGAAACAGATAGTTTAGAAGATATGATTGAAAAATATAAAGATTTTTATTATCATGAAATCTTTTTCCATGAACACACAGTAAGGGGTGAAAAACCTCGTAAATTAAATACAAATTATCTAAAAAATGTAAATTCAATTGAAATAATACAAATGATTAATGAAATACAATATAATCTGGATAATGAAGAATTTATTGAAAAATATAATACACTAAATGAAAACCTCAAAAAAATACTCTCAGGTAGAATAAAAATTGAAAATAATGATTTTATAAAATATTTATTTACAAATTATGATATACTTAATAGTGATAATAACTATTTTCAAGATGATAATAATGTAAAAGGTGAGCCGTTACAAAAGACAATAAATGCATTTGAAAGAATAGGAAACACATTATATAGTTATATCATATATATTATATGTGTTGTAATATTTTTACAACATTACATTTTTAATACCAAATCACTTTCAGAATATATAATTATAATGATTTCAATTATGTTAATTATCATAGTTAGTATTTTGTCTCATAAATATATATAAATATATTATTATTTTATTAAGAATATTGAAATGAAAAAAACTTCAATGATATTGGCTTGTAATATAAATGGGGGTATAGGATATCAAAATGGCATACCTTGGAATATACCACAAGAAATGCAAAAATTTCGAAAAATAACTACTGAAGTATTTGATCAAACCAAGAAAAATGCTGTTATAATGGGAAAAAACACATGGTTATCATTGAGAAGAAAACCATTGAAAAATCGTATCAATATAGTTATAACTAAGAGTGAAGAATATGAACAAGATGATTGTTTAATAGTTTCATCAATTGCAGAGGCATTAGAATATGGTGAAAAAATAAATAATATAGAGAAAATTTTCATAATAGGTGGTTCATCTGTATATAATGAATGTTTATATAAATATGAATTTGATATTTTCATGAGTATGTTATATTATGATGAATATGAAACAGATTCGTTTGTAGATATTGAATATCTTTTCAAACATTATAATTTACAGAAAGATAAAATATATAAGGAACAACATGAAAACAGATTATTTGCTTCTTACATTTGTACTCATAAAAGAACTTGACATAAAAGGGTTTCAATATAAATGGGTTCTCTTCCATTATTTGTGAGACTTAAAATATGATCAATATAAGAACTTGATTTCAAGATAATATCTTTTTTTTTAGGAATAATTTTTAAGAGATCATGAACAATATCAGTTATTTTGATATTATATTGAAAGATATCATATGATATTTTACGAATTGATTCGAGGTTATTTTTTTTTAAAGAAATATTTTTGATAAAATCTTTGAGTGGGGGGTAATTTAAAATACAGAATTCCCAAGAAAGTATTTCTTTATTTTTCAATTCAATTTCTGCAATAAAAATAGCTTTAATAAGATCTCTCGATTTTATTTTCACGAGATGTTCGTTTAATTTCATTTTAAATTTTTTTTGAAATATATCAATAATATCTTGATGTTGCAATAAAGGCATTCTTACAAGAGAAAAACGACTTTTAACAGGTATGTCTATTTTATCAAGTTTATGTGTCAAACAAATAAATGTAGCATTTTTAGAATATTTTTCTAAAATAATTCTCAAACAAGCGAAATCATTTTGTTGTAGTGAATCAATATGCTTTATAACAATACAATGTTTTAATTTAATAATATGTTTATTTGTAATAACATGAATAAGGAATTTAGCAATAGTCGAAAATTTTTTAGTTGAATTGGGATTATTGAGATCAATTTCTAGGAAATTATTATTATACAAATAATGTACATCTTTTCCCCAAATACATTGCTGTTTGTTAAGATGAGATGTATTATATTTTTCTTTCAAAATTTCGTCAACAAATAAATCGATTGGAAAACCAAAAGGACCATATAGTAATATATTATTATCAGATTTTTTGATAAATTCCAGAATATTTTTGTAATATGTGTTTTTCATTAAAATAGATTTGAAATCATCTTTTAATACATCCCATAGATTATATGTGTCATTCTTACACATATATCATTTCATTTATATAAACATTATCATTTTATATAATTTAAATAAATGAATCCATATGACATTCTTGGAATACCAAGAAATTCATCAAAGGATATTGTAAAAAAGAAATATCGAGAAATAGCATTATCATGTCATCCTGATAAATTAACAAATATAAATGATGAAGAAGAAAAACAGAAAAAGATTCAAAAATTTAAGGAAGTATCAATTGCATATGATATAATAATAAATGATAAATATTATGAAGATCAAGATACGACATTCAATGATTGGAATGATATATGGAGTACATTTTTTGATAAAGAGAATACAAGTGATATATTGAAAGATGTATTTTTTGATGTTGCGGATTCATTTATAAATAATAATATTAAATCTAAATCATATTATAATCCTAAAAAAGGAGAAAAACATCTTCACGAAATATATTTAGATGTATCTTTTTCAGAAGTTCGAAATAATACAAAGAAAAAGTTAAGGTTAATCTTAACTAATATAGATGAACCAATTTTTGTAGATGTATATTGTGGATCATATCCAATAGTAATTAAAGAGTATATAGGAGATGATGACATAGAGCATGAAATTATCATTAATATGAGATTTAAAGATCTAGATAATTTCGAATATATATGTAATGAAAATGATACTATAGATTTAATAACATCAACAAACATAAGTTTATATGAATATTTGATAGGTGTTACAAAAGACATATATTATATAGATGGACAATCAATAACAATAGATATATGCGAATTTAATAGTAATTATGTTAAACTAGATGGATATGGTTTGAAAGGTGGTGTATTATATGTAAATCTAATAATTGAAGCTATTGAAAAAAAGAAATGGGACTTTTTATGTGATGTTGATAAATCAAATATGGTAAGAATTACAAAATTATTATCAAAAACTATATAAAGATTATGATTATAGTAACAAACATAAAAAGAGAAGAATAATGCCACCAGCAAAAGGTTCCGTTGCAAAAACTGCTGCTCCTGTAGCAAAAGATAAAAAAGTTGCAAAGAAAGATGTTGTTACAGAATCACCCCCGGTAGTACAAAAAGTTGAGGTTCCTGTAGCGGTAGAACCTGTAAAAGAAAACGAGAGTGATGATGTAATTTCAAATGTTCTTGAAAAAATTGCTGCGCTTACAGCTCATGTTAAAAGTGTGCAAACATCTCTCAAAATTCTTATTAAAGAATTTGATAAACAAAAGAAAATTATTGACAAAGTTCAAAAGAAAAAAGAAAAAGCCAAGAAAACTCCATCAGGTTTTGCGAAACCTTGCAAAATTTCAGATGAACTTTGTTCCTTTATTGGTGTAGATAAAGGAACTGAGATGTCTCGCACAGAAATCACAAGACATATCAATTCTTATGTAAAGGAACATAATCTTAATAATCCTGAAAATCGCAGAGAGTTTTTCCCTGATAAAAAACTCAAGGCCATCCTTGATGTGAAAGATGGTGAAAAAGTAACCTATTTTATTCTTCAAAGACTAATTGCTCATCATTTCCCACCTAGTGCAGCTAAACTTGCTGCCGCAAAAGCAGCAGCTGTAAAATGAATATAAAAATCTAATATTTGTGTTTTTTTTCTGATTTTGATTATATTATTATAATTTAAATATGGATGAATTTTTGAGCAGTCAAAATTCATTGAAGATATTTGTAGCCTGTAATAGAATGTTGAATGAAAAATTCAATGTTTCATTATCCAATGACAAACTTGAAGAACTTATTACAAAAGTTACAAATCATGTATCAAAAGAATATGCAAATTCTCACACAAATATAAGTGAATTGAATACAATAACGCTTTCTAAGATAAAAGGTATCTATGAGAAATTTCGTGAAAAGGATATTATATCAAAACAATCTCCGACTGTCAAAAAAGAGTATTCTGTTGAAAATGAAATTTCAGATGAAAAAATGATAAATTTGAAGTTAAAAGAATTGGAAAAAAAGAGATCTATAATACCTGTATATGAAGAAACAATAGAAACATCTCAACAAAATGATGACAACATAATTACAACGAATACACCTTCTGTATCTTTTACTTTACAACCTAGTATTTCTCAAAAATCTTTATATCAGACATATGTAATAAATTCTGCAAAAAGAGATTGGATAAAATATCCTGTGATAAATGGTTTCAAAGAAAGTTTTACTATAAATACCAAGGATTTTATGATATTCCCACATATTGTCATATTACCACATTATATATCTTCAATCACTCCATATATAAAATTGGAGATTTCAAATGAAATACAAAGTTTATTTTATATATTTTCAATCGATCAAACAAATAATAACTGGGATAAATGGAAGACTATGGAAAATATTGAAAACATATCTTTAGATCGTGGTAATTGGCAGTTCAAATTATATGACTTACATGATCAAATTATTGATATGGGAGAAGATCGTATACCAATTGATGAGGTAAGTGAACATAATGATAATTTCAAAATCAAGCTTAATTCAAATAAATTTAAAACAGGTTGTACTCTATGTATATATTTGAACTCGAATCGCTTTATTTATGAAAAAATAATAAAGGTACAAGATGAAACATTGGAAATTTTGGAAATATCAAATTCCAATAAACTCAAAACAGATGATTTGATAAATGCAGTGGTTTTAAACACATCGATGCAATATTCTATTATAATGAATTATATACCTAATATTTGAAAATGAGTACATTCCTACATTATTTTCAGAATTTCATTATAAGTTTTAAAATTTATGATTTTTTTTATGAAATGTACTCATTTAATATACTAATTAAAAAAACTCAACAATTGATATTAAACAGAATACAGAAATCGTTAGAACTTCTAATTTGTATACCAGATGCATTTTATCTAGTTCACTTAATCTATCTTTATTTTCATTCATAGATGGGTTCATTCTATTTGCTAAAGAATATAACATTATGATCAAGAATATTTTTATTATTAAATGATAATGGATTTTGAAGAATCCGTTGTGTAAATTGAAATGATTGAAAATGATTCTGATTTTATATTCGTCAATATTTACTATGATAACAGTAAGTAGAATGAGAAATATATATGTAAAACTATAAAAGACTAGAGAATAGAAAAAAGTTGTAATATATCCTGATTCTATGAGTTTTTCAGTGATTGCAAGAGAAATTTGTCTGAAAATAAAGATTGTTATGATAAATATAATTTTATTATCATTAGTAATAACAAGGGCTTTTCCTGGATCTAAATTATTTACTTTGAAAGATTTATAAAACTTGTCTCTAGATTTTTCATTTGACACATCATCATCATTCAAGTCTTTAACATACTGATCCCAAACTTCTGAATATTTTCTGTCTATATTGTTTTCCTTATTTCCAAGATTCTTCCCTTTTTTCTTTATAACATCTTTTAATTCTTTTATTATGGTGTCAATACTGCCTATTGCTTCCATTTTCAACTTTGAAAATGTATCATCTTTATCAAGAATGCTTCCACTACTATTGCGTGTACCTTCGGCAGCATCAGCAGGAGAAGCAGCAGCAGGAGGCACAGCACCAGGTGCAGCAGTAGGTGCAGTAGTACCATTAGCAGCAGGTGCAGCACCAGTAGCAGTTGATATACCTTTATTTTTTCCGAAATATGAAGTGATAATTGAATTTGATTTGTCGATTATATTGTTGATTTCGTTGATATAAACGGGTTTATTTTTTTCATTTCCCTTTGTTGATTTGAAGACCCTATCATAATTTTCTAATTTTGAGTGTAAATCGCTGAGATATTTATTTAATTGTTTGACATTATTATCATAGTCTTCTACATATGATGTAAAATCTCTGATTTTTTGTATTGCGGTTGAAATATCTCCTTTAACCCCTTCTTTAATAATACCATTTTTCACCAATAATCTTAATGAAGATTTCAAATTATTTGTGATATTTTCAAGATTTTTTTTAATTTTTAAATTTTTACTACTATTATATTTTTTTAATTCTTTTTTTATACTCTCTAGCGAATCAGTCGATTGAATCAGTGCATCCGCATTTACAACTATATCGAGAGTAATACTATTCAAATCTTTTATTATTTCTTGTTCGTCTTCTAAATTTTCAATCCACTTCTGTATTTTTTCTGCATCAAAATTCGAAGTTACAGAAAGTGTCTTGCTCTCGTCGCTATTTTCACCACCACCACCTTGACTATAAGTAAAATTTTTTGACTCGGTTTTAAATTTGTTAAAAAGATATGTATTTAATAACAAATCAGTTACTGTTTCGGGCAAATCACTTGTTTCCTTGATTTCTGAAAGTTTATCGTTTATTTCTTTCTGAATATCACCACAACCGGTTGTATTTGTTTTGAGTAATAATAAATCTTCATATTTAATGTCTTTCAGTTTTTGTATGATGATATCAGAGATGAATTTACTATTACATACTTTTGATAATAAATGAAATTTTTTGAATCTAAAAATAATGTCAACAATTAATTTTTTTAAGTCATCATTGTTACCCCCTTTCTGAAATTCAATAGTTAAAGTATCATCTGAGGGTGTTAAATCATCGCTTTCAGGTTCATCTGAAAATATTTTTTCCAGATTTCTTTCTGTTAATTTTGTAGACAAAAGTTTCTCCAACTCAAATTTCTCATCCTCATCCACCGTTTTTTCATACTTTTTATAGATTGTTAGTATGTCATCTTCCCCTATTTCTTTTTTGTTATTCGTCAATGCTTTTTTTATATCTTCTATTGTATCATCATCGTCTATTTTTTTCACGGCTTTAATTTCATCGCTGAAAAAACTGTATTTATTTGGATTTTTTTTATACAATTCTTCTTGTTTTTCCTTATCAAGCTGTTTTAAAACTTCAGGAGGGATGTTTTCAATTGAAGATAATTTTTTATCATATATTGAATTTATTTTACTCCCAATTCCTAACCATCCTTTGTAAGACAAATTCTTCAATTTTTCTATGCCTGTGTTTGCCTGTGTTGTGCCTGTGTCCGTGCCTGTGTCCGTGCCTTTGTCTTTGAATAATTCCTTAAGCCTTTGACTGGTCATAGATGCGAAGTTTTTCTTAGAAGCATATTTATAATATTTTTTATCTATTTCGTTTGATTTATCGTATGATTGTAAATCAAGATTTTGAAAATATTTGATATTGCCTTGATTAAATGTTTTTAGATCTATTCTTTTTATTTCTAAGTCACCTGTATTCAATCGTCTTTTCAAATCTTTTATAATATATTCAAGAGATTTGTGATCATCAGAAAAATTCATAAAAAGCTCTTCCAAAAGGATTTTCATTTTATTGATTTTTCCAAATTCTTGATCGATAAACATTTTTGCAGCCTTGTACTTTTTACTGAAGCAGTTGAATATAGTTCCTGTGCATCTATTTTTCATATCAACATCATCTCCTGTATAAATATTTGCAAAGAATGTTTCATTATTTTGTAATTCTATTTGTTCTTCGGGTGTCAATTTTAAATCTAGAATTTTTTTATCAATTTTATTTTTTTCTTTTACTAACAAAGATTCCTTATGCAATTTGTCTAGAAGCATTTTTTGTTTATTTTGAAAATTAAGAATATTTTGTGAAAGCTGTTTTATGTTATCGACTATTTTTGTATTTTCACAAGATGGTTCTAAAGAATCTAGTTTCAATTGCTGTATTTCCTCATCGAAATCCAGTATACTTTTTTGAAAAAATTGATATTTTTCATCTGTTGCTATGAAGTCGTCTTTTTCCTTTTGTATTTCAGTTTCTAATTCTTCTTTTCGAGTTTCTAACTGTTTTTTTTTATGTTCTTCTGTTTCCTGTTTTTCCAATAAATTAAAGAAGGTGTTTATTCTCTCTCTTATTTTCTCAGTTGTATATTGTGGAGAATCTGAAATCTCTTTATTTTTCAATTGATTGACAATTTGAGTTTTTGCATCATCCATAATAAACTAAAAGTTTTAGTAGATACCTCTAAATAACTGAAATAAATATTTTTATCATATTATTACTAAAAACGAAAGAAATAACCAAGCAATTAAAGTAAAGGAATTCAATGTGTTTCTGATATCCCTTTTAAATGAATAGTCGTATCTTTCATTTTTATCTTGTTTTTGATCATAATTTGGTCTCTTTGTTTGTTTGATAATGATTGAAACAATTGTCACAAAATACAATAAACCAAGATGGAAGAATATCTTTCCAAGACTTTGCAGTCTATTTCCAGGAATCAAATAGAAATAATATAATGTACTTCCTAATTGAGACAGAATCGTAGAATCACCTGTATATAATTCAGATAATGGCATATTATATGAAATATTTACAATTACTATCATTAAAATGATGAATATTGTATATAAAAATACATAAAGTAGAAATGCGTCTGTAAATGTGACAACAAGATTGGTTTTTAATGACCAATCAATCAAAGACAAACTTAATAATCTTATCAAAAATGTGATACCTATAAATATTAATTTATCTTCCTTAGAAACTTTGAATTTATGAATTGAATACATATTATCCTCGTCTTCTATTTCGTCAATAACATTCTTCATCATAGTTGCTTTATCATAATCGTTTGTTGCATTATTATTCACAGCATCGATTTTATCATTATATTTTGATAATATTTGGTTATCTTCATAAATATCTTTCATTTGATTAATATTGTCTAAATATTTCATTTTCTTAGCTTGCAAATTTTGAATAACATCATTCTCTTTTTGAATGGCTTCGCCACTACCACCGCTAGCTCCCTGTGTTTTATCAATTTCTTGTTTTTCAAAAATTTTGTATTTATCTTTATCTTTATCTTTATCTTTATCTATATCATAATACTGTGATATCAAATTATCTTCAAATTCATTCATTTTGTTGCCTTCATTTTGTTTCTTACCTTTCTTTATTTCACTATATAGTTCAATGTCATCTAATGCTTGTTTGTCTGTGACAGCAAAGATTTTATTATATTGTTTTTCAATATCATTGATAAGTTTTTCTATTTTTTCCTTTTTATTTTTAACAAGTTTGTATTCATATAATACCTTTTTAAATTTTTCGGGATCGTTTCCGATTTGTGAAATATACTGTATATAGAAATCATATTTTTTAGGATCCATTGATTTTACAAGATTATCTGAAATCAAATCAAATGAAACCCCCTTTTTTTCTTCAATATTCAGTGGTACAACTGTTTGTAAATTTTTGAAATTCATTTCAAACTTTTTTAAAAAATCATTAATATTATTCATAATTTGAAAGTTTCTCCTTAAGTTATTCATAGATAAAAAAAATTATATACCATTACCTGTTATAACAAATGCCCACATTAATGATAAAATTAATAATAATACTATTGCCCCAGATATGATATATATGTATGTATCTGGAAAAAAATAGTTTATAAATTTCAAAATCACCATAGAAACCGAAATAAAACATATGATTATGAATATTGTGATATGAAAAACATTATTATTATTATAAGGTTGATAATCGTCTTCGAGTATTGATAACAATGCAAAAAGTTTTTCAGTATCAATATTATGTTGTGATGTTTTCTGATCCTTCATATATTCTCCTTCAAATAATGGAAATAAACGCTTCATTTTTTCAATAGAACTCTCACTTGATGAATAGAAAAATGGAAAATATGCAGCTGGTAAATTTTTTACTGGTAATGTAGATATATCATCTTGGTTATCTATATAGTTTTTGAAATCATTCTTATTTCCTATCAAATATATATTATTTGCCATTTAATATATAAATTAGATAATAATATTTGTTATTGCTATCGCAATTATATAATTCAATATAACTAAGTATATTAATCGATCACTTTCTATAGCTTTTTGATGAATTTCAAGAGATAAATTTCTATCAATTTGTTCTATATCATTTTGGCTTTTAAGTTTATATTCATCTATTAATTCTTGTATTTTTGTAATATCAGATTTCATTGTGATTATTTCTTCTGATTTTTCTTCTGATTTTTCTGAATATTCTGTACCTAAAATATTTTTAAATGTTCTAGTAGAATATGTATTTTCAGCGTGAAGTTGTATTCCTTTATTAATAAGTTTTCCTTTAATATTATCAACATCATTGATATGAATCGCATATTTGTTTCTACGATCATCATATATCGAAGGAGATGTATTATTTTCCAAAAAATTCAATATATTGAATGAAGTATCAAGGAAGTCATTGATATCATCAAAAACCTCGTATTGCACATCTATATTTGACATAATCTTTTCAAGAGAGCGTCTATCATATGGATTTGATAAATTGACATTGTTATAATTTGATATAGTGTAGTTAGTAATTTTTGCTTTTTCATTTAATACATATTCTTTACTCAATATAGCATTAATGTTTTGAAATCTGTAAATTATAGATTGAATCGTTTTTTCGACATCATCATTTGTTCTGATTTGTTTATATTCATCTACCACCAAATCTATTACATTATCATATCTGTTATCAATTTGACTATATTCATATATTGTATCGATATTGACCAATTTATTATTTTTGTTATCACCACCTTTTACAGTGAAAAAATCAGTATTGTCATAATATAATCTATTCGTCAACACATTCATAATAGCCGAGGTAATTTTGTTTTTCAAATGTTCATTACTTTTTTCTACTAATATTTGACTTCCAGAAGATTCTATCTTTTTCTCCCTTATTATATTTAGTGCTGTATTAGATGTCTCGAATATCTTTAATACCAAATCTTCAGCAAACTTTAGTGCTTCTTCAATAACCTGTTCTTTTTCTATCTTTTCAATTTTTGTTTTGATTAAATCGAGTAAATTTGTTAAATTTGAATTATCATATGTTTGTGTACTATCCTTATTATTTGTTCGATTTATTATATCATTTACTATTGATATTTTATGAGACATAGA